TTAGTTGGGAGAATCCGTCGCCGTTTCGTTCCGCCGGATGCGGTTCGCGATCTCCATGACGATGCTGTCCCGATCCACGTAAACGGCCAGTAGGCGCTGCACCCGATCCTCTTCCCATCCGAGGATGTCCGCGATCTCGGCGGCGGTCAGGCCGGCCCTCCGCAGGCGGGTGGCGAACGTGCCTCGCGCGTCGTGCAGGTGCTTATCGATACCGGCCTCGGCCTTGGCATCCACGACCTGATGTTCCAGCCCGTCCAGGCTCCACGGCTTGCCGCGCGTGTTCGACAGAACGGTCAGGCATCTGACTGGCGCCGGTCGGTTCTTCCGCTCGGCTGCGGCTGCCAGATCAGCATAGCGGCGTTGCTGCTGGGCGTGGATCTCGTCAAGCAGTTCCTTCGTGTCGTCCAGCAGCGGGATGACGGCCGTTTTCTTCCCTCGGCTCTTCTTTGTCGCCTTGACGATGGCGAGGTCTCCGACGTGCGACCAACACAGGGAGGCCAGGTCCTCGCGGCGCAGGCCCGTCAGGCAAGCAAGCCGGACGATGAATCCGACCTCGGGAGATTTGGCCGAGGCGGCGTATCTCTCGATCTCTTCGGCCGTCCATATCTGGTCAGCTCGATTGCTGGTGTAGAGCTGTTTGATCCCGGCCGCGGCGTTGAGCGCCAGCAGGCCGCGATCCATTCCCCAGGACAGCACCCGTGAAAGCACCTGGATCCCATAGTCGGCTTTGCGGGGCCGGTCGGCCCATTGGTCACGCCAGGCCAATATCTCAGCCTTCACGCGGCGGTCGTCCAGCGCATCAAACGGCAGGCCGCCGATGGACAGAGGGCCGCCCTCGTCCATGATGACGTCCAGCCAGCGCGTCCATTCGCGCTTCGTGGTCTCGCCCAGGGCGGCGAACTCTGGCGATTGCTTGTAGAGGCTGGCGAGGGACCGCAGCGTGTCGGTCTTGGGCGCCCGGCGCTCAGCCACAGCCTCATTGTAGGCCGCCATGAACTCGGGCGAGCCTGGAGAACCGGGGAGGCGGGGGCCGCCCTTCCACGCATACCAGTAGGTCACGCGGCTCCCGTCCGCGCGCTTCTTGGTGATCTGGTTCAGGCCCTTAAGCCGCACCCTGGCCACGCCTTTGCTCCCGCCACGCGTCCAGAGCGGACACAGAAGCGGATTGGTGGGCTGTCGAAGGCTGACCCGTCAAGATCATGACCTCGCCGCCGGGCTTGATGGTGACGCCTGCGATCTCATGGCCGGCCGCCTTCAGAGCGGCAAGGCTACGGTCCAGATCGGTGCGCCGGACTGTCGGAACGCGGCTCATGCCAGCCACCTTCGTTTCGGCGTTGCGACGGTGCGCTTCAGGCGCTCAATCATCGGATCACGCCGGGGGCGGGCGTTCATGGCGCGCTCAATCTCCTTGGTGGTCAGTTCTATGTCTGCCGACTTTCCCCGAGCCTGCTGGCTTGCAAGGCGCAGGGCAGCGGCCAGACGTGACAGGGCAAGGCTGCTTTCTTCGCTGTCGATCACTTCCATCAGTTCGCGCATCAACCCCTTGGCGCGGTTGTCGCGGGTCAGTGAGGTGGGGAAGTCTCGCAGGTCGCCGCTCATTCCGCCCTCCTGGCGCAGATCAGGACGATGGGGGTCATTTCACCACCTTCAGGCCATGCTCCAAATGGTGCAGCCGTGTTTCAAGCGACTGGCCGCGCTCGTCGTCCTTATTGCCCCACGGTCTCGGGGCAATGGCGAGAACGTCAGCCGGTTCTTCGCGGATCGTATGCTCATAAACCCGATCCGCCGGGACGCGATCATCAACGGTTAGAACCACGACCTGACCATCAGGGTCTGCGATCTTCACGTCCAACCAGCCAGTTTCATCGTAGTGCATCACCACGACTGCTTTGACATCTCGGTTCATCACCCCTCTCCCTGTTTGACGCGAAGGACGGCGATGACTAGGGCGAGGGCGGGGGTGGAGGCGGACATGTGCCCCGGCGTTACGGATGTCAGGCCGGGAGGAACGAGCCCGCAGCCGCTGCCATCAGCGTCCCGACGCAAATAGAAGCCCCACCCCGGCAGCACCCCCTCCGCCAGCGCGAGGGCGGCGTCGAGGGAGGTGGTGTAGTTGCCAATTCCGAGATCATCAGCCACTTCCTCGCCCGTGTCCGTTTCAAGGATCATGTGGCCGCGCCCGTCATACCAGCCGCGCATTTCCAGCGCCTTCACGCCGCCCGAATATTCAGGTCGGTTGAAGCGCAGCCAGATAAGCGCATCCAGCTCCCGGCTTCCCACCTCGGCAGCCTCCAGCCTAGCGATGAGGGCGGACAGGTCAGCGGTCATGGGTGGTGTCCTTGATGGCGCGCAGGCTGTCGCGGATTGCCTCGGCCGAAGCGCGGGGCTCTTGGCGGCGGTCGTCGCGACCATTGCGCCAGCCGTGCATGTAGAGTTCCGAGCGGTTGGACGGGCCAAGTTCGGGCAGTTCGGATCGAAGGCCGTCCAGATAGCCCTCAACGATCTCGCTCGACGCAGGGGCCGCACCGTCCAGGATGGAGGCCGCCAGGCCGGAATGAGCCCTATTCATCTTCTGCTCCTGGTGCTGGAGGGAGGGGGAGCCAGCCCGAGAACCAGTCGTCTCGACCAATGCCGAACCCAACGGGGGCGGACACGCTCCAGCCGAGGTCGTAACCGTCTTCACACAGTCCTGGATGATGGACGACGACACGCTGGCCGTTCCAGCGTTCCAGATCATCGCGGGCTTCTCCAACTACGCGAGGGAACAGGTCGTCGTAGATGCGCGCCAAGATGGGTGTGCGGTCTTTCGGCGCTTCAAACATAGGCCGCCACTCCACCATCTCGCGGATGCAGGCGGCGGCTTCGTTGAGGAGGGCGCGTGTCGCGGGCGTCATCTGATGGGCTGCGTCACCTGTCATGATGTCGATCCGTTCGCACAGCGCGTCGGGGTTTCCGGTCCACTCACCCACGTTCGGCCTCCTTGCTGACGAACTCTGATATTTCGTCGTCGAGCGCGTTCATGGTCGGAAGCCACCCGCAGCCTGATCGCCAAGCATCGTGAAACTTCCGCAACAGCCCCACCGCCTCAGCCAGCTTGCGCTCTGCTTCGGTGTTCGTTTCCCGCAGCGCCGCGACCTCTGCGATGAGGGCTGGGACTGCTGAGCGCGCGGCGGCGATGAAGGCGCGGTCGTCCTCATTGCAGACGACAAGCGGAAATCCGTCACTTGCCTTTGTTGCCGATATGACGCCTCCGTCTCGCCGGTCCGCGCCAGTCAGTCTCCAATGCGAGCATGACGACCACCATTCCCACGGCCCCGGCGTCGCCGCCTCAGCCAGCCGCGCCAGTTCCGCATGATCGCCGGATGAGGCGAGGGATGCGGGTCCGAGAACTCGGTCGCATCCGAAAAGGAAGTCGCCCTCTCGGTCATTCCAGCCCGCCTTATAGGAAGCCTTCAAAAAGTCTCCCATCTCGCGCTCAACTGACGCAGCGATAGCGTGAAGGTCGATCACGCATCCTGCTGACTGCGGAGTAGAGCCACCAGGAAGCCACAGGCCTCCACGTTCGTTGTCGATTTGATCAACGTCGGGGTGCTGGGCGCGCAGTTCCTCGACAATGGCGTGTGCAATGACTAGCTTCAGATCATCCGCCACCTTCTCGCGCGGGGTGAGGGGGTGGGTCATGTCATTCTCCATCATGCTCGATGACCAGATCAGCGTCAGGACCGTCGCCGGTCAGGAACATCCAGTAATGGTTCTCGACAGCTGCTTTGATGCGCTCGATTGGCAAGGCGAAAGCCAGCGCGGCTTCTCCCAACGTCGGGCCAACAGCATTTCGCCAGCCGACCTCTCGCGTTCGAGCTTCGAGGTTGGTGATCGACCAGCACTGGATTGCCTTGCCGAGCGTCAGGAGCGTGGGGCCGTTATCGCCGAAGCCCTCGTCCAGCAGATCATTCAGCGGGCCGTTGTCTTCGATGTCTACGAGTTCGATGCTCACTCCCCGCCCTCCTTATCCGAAGGGGTGGGCCAAGCTGCTCGCATTGCCGCCATCGCTTCGCCTTTGGCCTTGAGGTATTGGGCCTCGCGCTCGGGTGAAACGTCGCCCTCTCCGAAGCACACGGGGCAATCACGCTCGCCGTAGTTGTCGCAGACGCAGAGGTCGCCGCCGCAATGGCAGGACACCGACCCGTCGCCCATGCAGCGGGGACAGATCACACCTTGGTCGCGGTCGTCGTATTCGTATTCGGGGTTAGCCATCACTTCGCCCCCTGTTCGGCTTGCAGGGATTCTTCGGACAGCCTCTCAGGGCCGCCCGCATTGATAATTTCGGCCAGAACACGAGCGCGCTGTTCGCCCAAGAACGTCGCGCCGCACTCGATCAGGAAGCCGTCGGAGAGGCAGACGCACCAAACAGTCGCGCCGCCTTGTTCGCCGTTGATCTCGCGCTTGCAGACCAAGGCTTTGTCGGATCGTAGTTCTTCAAAGGTCTCCATCACGCACCGCCTTTCTGTTCGGCCTGCAGGGTGGCGATGAACTGGCGCGTCTCGGTTTCTACCGTTCCGGCACCACTCATTTCTGATCGCGTGGCATACCACCGTTCCAAGAGGGCTACCGCCACCCGCAGCGCGTCGGGGGCGGGGTGGGTGAAGAGAGGCGTTCCGTCAGGAAGATCGGCTTCGTTTCCGGCGGAAGTGAACGAAATGCCGCCCTTCGAAAACCCTAGCCGGACGACCTTAGCCACCGGCTGCGCGTCCTCGCGGGCTGGCGGCACCTCAACATCGAGGTATCGAACCGACGCGATCCGAAGTCCCAGCTTCTGCCGCCACGCTTGGCGCTCAGCAGACAATGCCGCCGACAGATTGACGTATGCGTGGGTCACTCCGTCCGTCCATGACGCTTCAATCGGGCGGTCGCCACCGTCCTCGCGGGCTGGCGGCTTGGCGCGGAGCCGGTTGAGGCACCGCCGAGCGACATCACCGACATTCGTGTCGCCGCCTGAATGCGAGACCTCCATGTCGTCGCAAGTGGACAGAACGGTCAGGTCTGCAACCAGCTCCCCCGCCTCTGCCGGGGCTTCCTCGCGGGTGGCGAGGGCGGCGAGACGATGTACGGTAACGTCGAGAGTGATCCACGCCTCGCGGATCATGTTCTCTTCGTCTGTCAGGTTCTCGGCTTCGAGATATTTCGGCAGGCCGTAGATCAGCTTCTCAAAGGCCGTGTGCAGATCGGTTGCGATCTTGAGCGCATCTCCGTCCACCACCCCGCCTTCCGGCGCGGGGGCTGCGGAGAGGCCGACGAACACAGTGTCGAAAGCGGCTTGGGCGAGGGTCCGGTAGCGATATGCCGAAAGCTCGTGGCCGAACTCAGCATCGGCTTTCACAATGGCCTGGGTCATTCCTGCCAAAACTTCGGGCGACCCCATGTAGGGCTCAACCGGCACGGTAACGCGAGGGGTGGTCATGCTGCGCTCCTCCGGGATTGCAGGTGCGCCATCAGTTGGCGCCCAAGGTGTTCGGTGTAGGCGGGCGGGATCGCCTCGCTCATTTCGGCGCAGGTGGCCCAGGTCATGCCCATGGCCTGGGACATGGCGGCACGGTGACCGCCCTCCCACACGTCGCGGGTTCCGCGTCCGCCAGCAGAGGCTGCCCGGCGCCGGGCGTGGCCGCCATAGACGCCGATGACGGGCCGATCGTCGTGCTTGCAGGGCGACGGCGGACTGATGGCGATGTTGCTCTCAAACAGGCGGTGGCGTCGGAGCTGGCACCCTTGGGCACCCAGGCCAAACATCGAGCCGCACAGGGTGATGGGGCTTGCCATCGCCCAGGCCGCTTCCTCCACGTTCTCGATGACGTAGGGCAGGCCGGTCGCGCACAGCATCGCCCGCACCTGTTCGATCAGCAGCGGCGCACCCTTAGCTCCCGGTGCGTGGCGCAGGGCCGTGTAGCCCTGGCAGGGCGGCGAGGCGTGGATCGCATCGAACGTCGCCAGAAAGCGCGGATCCAGCGCCAGCGCGTCGTGCTGGATGAAGGCGAACGGGTATCGCTTCTGCGGGTGCAGATCGACGCCCACCACCTCGAACCCGGCCCGGGCGTAACCCATGCCAGCACCGCCCGCGTTGCAGAACAGATCAAGCAGCCGCATCGACCGCCTCCATCGCCGCGTCCGCGCAATGCTCGCAGACCAGGCGGCCAGTGGTTTCGTAAGCCTCGGCGGACGGCGACCATTCATCAGCGCCGCAGCCGGGGCAGTCGTTCGTGCCTTCGCCGGCCATCAGGGCGTCGTGCAGGTTCCAGAGGGCGCGGGCGCTCATGCTGCGGACTCCATGTTCTGTTCGGCTATGAAGCAGGTGATCCCGCAGCTAATCGGCTCGGGCGTGTCGTCATCCACCTCGGCCTGGGGGTCGAGTTCGTCTAGAAACACGGCCTGTTTGTTGATGCGAACCAGGGCGTAGCCCAGCTCGCGTTCCAGCCTCGCCATGCGCTCGAAGCGATCAGGGAAATGGCGACGGATGCGATTCCAATACTTGGCCCCCTCGGCCTTCACGCAGGGCAGGCAGTTGTTGTTGTCGAAGCCGAGTAAATAGGGCTCCGGCAGCTTGATCCCCGCCCGCTCGACCAGGGCGTAGCAATCCGCCTTGCTGACGTTCTGGTCGATCAGCGGGAACTCGCAGGCGACCTCGCCCCAATGGTGGCGGCGGAAGGTGTCCGCCCGCTTGCATTCCTCGGCGGTATAGCCCCACAGTTGAGGGACCGAGGCCGGGATCGCCATGTCGTCGCGCACCTTGCGCTTCAGGACCGACGTGCATTTTGCCCCCTGGGGCCCTCGCAGGAACCTATGACGCTCCCACACATCCCATGTGTCGGTGTATTTGCTGGTCTTGAGGCGCTCGATAGGCTTGCCGAACCACGCCTCAAGGTCGGTCAGAAAACGCTCCGTGTCGCGATGCTCTGATCCCGTGTCGATGTAGGCCAGCCGCACCGCGTCGAGACCATACTTGGCGATCCCCAGCTTACAGGCGACGGCCGACGCCGCGCCACCGCTCACCCATCCGATGACCACGCTCATCCCTCACCCCCACGGGATTGGCGGGCGGCCGGATGGGTCGGCATCGGCATCCAGGCAATGACCTTGTGATTAGCGTGGACGAAGCCAACTCCAGCCCAAAACCAATCATCGTAAGGGTCGCCCTTCACCGGCGCGATGGCCTCTCCGACATGATCGCCAGTCGTGGCGATGATGACGCTTTCGCCTTCGGGCGCGTTCTCGATGTCAAAGCGCCAGGCCTCCTGCACTTCGGGGGCGGTCATGGCTGCACCTGTTGGGTCTTGGCGGCGCGAGCAGCAGCCATCTTCTCCAGTCGCCGGGCCTTGCCATCGGCGCGAGCCGACAAGCGCTCAAGCTCGGAATGATAGAAGGCGTGGGCCTTTTCGCAGGCCTGCTCTTCTGTGTCCGCATGGATGACGACCGGCGACCAGCCGATCTTAGATCCGCCCTTGGACGGCATGGGCATACGGATACGGGCGATGGCGCCGTGATCCGCACTGGTCCAGGTGATGACTTCAGGCATGGTCGTGGGCCTTCTGAGGGCGCGCGACAACAGAGCCGTCGAACCGTTTGGTCCGGGTCTTGTCGAAGCCGCGTGATTGAAGGGGGCGCTTGGTCGGGGCCGCGCAGGTCTCTCCGCGCAGGCGTTTGATCTTGGCGTCGGCCGAGCGGTCGGCCTTGGTTTTCTCGACGGCGCAGGGCTTCCGCCACAGGGCGCGGTTGGAGAGATCGTTAGTCCCGCCCGCATTGAGGGCCAGGACGTGTTCGTCGATCACGCCCTCCGTCAGGGCGTTGAGGCGCCCGCCGCAGCCACAGCCGCACTTGCCACCCTGGCGCACCGAAAGCTCGATGATCTCGCGGCGCGTCAGGGGCTTGCGGTCGTGGATCTCGACTTCGGCCCGATCCTGCAGAATGGAAACGGCGGGCTTCATGCGCCGCGCCTCCGCTCGAGTTCGCGGCGGGCGTTCCATTTCAAATCCTCTTCCATCGAGGCCTGGGCGAGCATCCAGTTCAGGAAACCCGCCTCGACGTCGGCCCACTTCTGGCCGCGGAACTTGCCGATCGGGCAGGTGGGCATGAGAGGCGGCTCGCCCGTCCACTGGATTAGTTCAGCGACACTCGCCTTCTGCAGGAGCCGGCAGAGGATGTGCGCAGTGACATAGGCGTCGGGCAGCGCGCGATGCGGCGGGTGGCGCCGCTCCTCATCGATCTCGTTGTGCAGGCCCAGCCAATACAGAAGCACCTGGTTCGTGTGCGCTGGCGCCTCGGGCCAGATACGGAGCGCCGCCTTGTAGGTGCAGATCCACTTTGCCGGGGTCGAGCCGTCGAGCGCGCGGAAGTCCGGCAGGAAGGCCTGCTCAAACTTGCTGTTGTGCGCGACGTAGACATCAGCGGATCGACCGAAGGCGCGGCTCTCCATCCAGTCCTCAGCGGAGCGTGACTGGAAGAGCGGGCGGTCTTTGATCTCCCACGGCAGGATGTGGTGGACGGCCATCACCTCGGGCGGGCAAGGCCGCTCGCAGCCGAACAGCGCTTGACCATAGGTGTCGTCGTCGAGAAGCCAATCGCCCCACTCGCCCTGGCGGACGTCTTGGAAGCCAAGCTCGATGATCTCGGCCGCAGGCGGCTCCAGCCCGGTCGTTTCCAGATCGACGACGCGGAGGACTTGTTCGTAAGCGCGCATCACGGCTCAGCCCTCCTTCGCGGCAGTGATGGCGGCTTCCAGCTCGCGCGCCTTCGCCATGTCGGTGGCTTTCAGGACGGCGAACTTCGCCAGCTCCTTGCGGTCGGTTTCGAGGGCTTCGATCTGCTCGGGCCGCAGGACCGGCAGGTCAGCGATCAGGCGATCCGCCCAAGCGATGGTGTCGACAGCCAGCGACGTCCCTTCATCGGCGTCGGCCTCAGCGCCGCTGGCTGTCGTATCCTCGGCGGGGGGGAGATCGCCGGGGAAAGGGTCGCCCGCGTCCGTACGCGGCTGGGGGGAGCCATCGGTCGCGGGCGGGTTCGACGCGGCGTCGGAGGTGGAGGGTTCCGCGTCGAAATCGGGGATGGCGTCGTCTTCATCAACGGCGCCATGGATTGTGTTGAAGCCCTCGCGCGGTGTGTCGCTTGGCGCGGCGAGGCGCGCGGCAAGGTTGGGGCGCTCTGCCGGGACGCCGCGCGCGGTGATCGGCTGGTAGTCCTGAACTTCCTCAGCGACCTGGAAGCCGCGCAGCATGTCTGCGCAGCCGTCGCGGACGGCCCAGGCACGGGCCCGCATGGCGCGCATCCGCTGCGGATACTGCTGCCACGGCCCGGTCTTGCCGGAGAGACCCGCCTTGGCTGCATCGGCCTGGCTGAACGAGCGAAGGATCGTCTCCCCGGTGTCGGGGCGTTTGACCTCGCAGAAGGCGGTGTCGTCTTCGTGCCATTCGCGGATGGTGCAGCCGTTGCGGCGGACCACGGCGACCAGGCCGTCACCCCAAAGCGTCGGCCGGCCATTCACGACCGCGAAGGACTGAAGGCTCTGGAAGGGAGCGAAGCCAAGCTCGGCGCCCGCCATGATGGCAACCATGATCTGTTCGGGCTTCTCCAGGCCGCGAGGCGCGAGGCCCGAGGCGGCGATGGCCTGCGAGACGCGGAAGGCTTCGTCCAGCGATTGCGGGACCAGCGCGGCGACCGCGCCGCCGGCCATGATCGGCGGCTTGGGCGCAGCCGGACGGGTTGCGGGGACTTGAGCGTTCATGCCGCGATCTCGCTGTTCGGGGTGTTGTCGTTGGCTTCAGCGGCGATGACCTCGAGCCGCTGGTCGATCTGCTTCGCCGCCCAAGGCGGGAGGGTCAGGTATTCGGCGTCCTGGCGATCACCGCCGGGGCCGGGCCAGACGCCCGTCTCCACGCACTCGGCAAACTGGTCGATCGCGCGCCGCAGCTGCATCCGCCCGCGCTCGAGATCGGCACCGGTCAGAACTGTGACGCGGACGCAGTGGGGAGGGGCCTTCTCCACCCAAACGAGGGCAAACTCCTCCATCGGGCGGCCGAGGACGGCTTCGGAGGCCATGCCGACCAGAGCGGCCTGCATGTGGTAGCCGAACCCGGCGAGGGAGCGCTCCAAGTCGTCATCCGCCACGCTCGCGGTCGTCTTCAGGTCAGCGAACAGGCCCGAGGCGTTCGGCACCACGTCGGGGCGGCTCTTCAGCCAGACGCCGGTTTGGGCGTCCTTCCAGAGCAGCGAGCGTTCAACGAAGCCGTCCAGAATGCCCTGCTCGACCAGAGGATGACGAGCCAGCGCTTCGGCCATGCCGGTAACGGCGGCCAGGTCGGCATCCGTGATCACTGTCTTGCCTGCGGCGATCATGTCGTCGCGCCATTGCTTGGCGTCCTTGGTCCGCCAGTCCAACCATTGCTCGGGTCTGGTGACGAACTCCTCGGACAGGCCATCCGAGCCTTCCAGCAGCAGCTTGTGCGCCAGACGGCCGAGAGCGAAGGCCGGGCGATCTGGCTGTGGCGCCCGCTTCGGGTTCAGCGGGCTGTCGACAAAGTAGTGCGCCGGGCTCTGGGCCCAGATGGTGCGCAGGCCGGATGAGCTGATCGACGGGCCAACGGTCGGCTGGCCGTGATAGATCTCGATGGGCAGGGCATAGACGCCCGGCTCGCTGATCTTGCCCGACAGGGGCATGGGCAGGGGATTGTGCAGGGTCAAAACGGAATCTCCTCAAACTCGGGTTGCGGCGCTTCCAGCGCCTGCAGGGCCGCGTTCAGCTCGCGCAGGGCTTCGCGGTCGGGGACGTGCGGCCGCTCCCAGCTGTCCTTTGGGGAATGGGCGGCGCGGAAGCCGTCGAACCAGAGCAGGCAATCGGCGACGATGGCCTGGAACCGGCGCTGGCTCCGCTGGAAGGCGGTGTAGCGGTAGAGCTGCCGTTCGAAATCTTGGGCTCTCTCGCACCACTGGTCGGAGAAGGCTTCGGCCTTCATGACCTCGCGGTGCGCCTGGGCCAGCCCTTCGGCTTTTCCATCGCTCCAGGCCTTGGCGACGCTGGCGTCTGATCCCGCCATGACGGGCGACATGATGATGAAGCGCTCGCCGGGGTTCTTGGCCGTGAGACGCTCGGCTTCCGCCAGTGCGCGCTCGATGGTGTCATGGACCACGTGCGGCATACCGCGCGCCGGGTTCCAGACCATGAAGCCGATGGATTTGCTCACAGCAGCCACCAGAGAGAGCCGAGGACGACAGCGCCCGCGACGAGTTGAAGGGACACCCGGATCAGGTTCACGGGCAGGCGGCGCGGCTCGAACGGCACAGCGCGCGGATCGCCGGGGCGGACTTGAGCGGCAAGTTCGCGATACCGTTCGCGCGCGGCCTCCCAAGGGTGGGAGGGGATGATGCGGTAGTCGGCCATGCTCATGCCGCTCTCGCCATGCTCGCCGGGGGCAGGGGATCGTTCTCGGCCTCCCGTGCGTCCCGAATGGCCCACGCCAGCGCATTGACGACCGGGATCAGGAGGCCGGGGTCTTCGGCCGCTGCCAGTTCACCGGCCAGGCGCAGCATTTCCTGCGTCGCCTGATCGACCGTCATCCGGCGGCGGGTTCGGCGGTCCAGAATCTTTGGGCCCTCGACCACGAAAAGAGGCTGGCGGCTCGGCGGGACCAAGGCGAGGTTCACGTTCCCGGCCTTGGCGATACCGGCCACGACGCCGGGCATGATTTCGGAGATATGTTGCATCACGCAGCGCTCCTCAGAGGCTCGAGAGCCGAGGCCAGCATGTCGCCGGGAACGGTGATGACGACGCCCGCGAGACCGTTCTCGACCTGCACTTCCCACTTTCCCGCGCCGCTGTTGGCCGGGGCGAGGATGACGCCGCGCGCCAAGCCGTTGATGACGGCGTCACCGACGAAGGCGAGGGTGTATTGGCTCCAGCCTGTCTCGACGACGGCGCGGCCCCAATCGCCGAGACCAGCACCAGCAGGATGCACAACGCGCGCGGGGATCAGGACGGCTTCGCCTGGGGTAAAGGTTGCCGGGCCCATTACGCAGCCCACCGTGCTTGCGCGGCCTGGGCCTTCAGCGCGGCGCGGACGGCCTCGCAGTCGACCGGGGGCTCGTAGCCCATAGCTACCCGCCACAGGTCTTCCTTGCCCGACCAGTTCGCGAAGATCGAGCCGGTGGACATGCCAGCAGCAGCGGCGATGTCGCGAATAGTGACGGGCGCGTAGCTGCCCGCTGGGGCCCAAAGGACGCGGGCGGTGTGCAGCAGTTTTTCGCGCGTCGCAGCCTTGGCGAGCTGGCGCTTGTTCAGCTTTGGAGCGTCGTCGTTCGCGGCCAGGGCAGGCGCTTCGACGCGGTCGTTAGTGGAATGGATGGACATGAGGTCTCTCCGGTTGATGGAGAGACGCTAGCTTTTCTGTTGAACTAGGTCAACAGATTTTCTGTCGGTATCGTCGCCTTAACTATTTCAGCCCAAATCGGCTGGTACGGTTGTGCTCGCCAATCTTCTGACCATCGCTCGGCCACACGGCCCATCGCAGCCTGCCACCTGTCTTCTGGCCACTGCAGAATCGAGCGCAGATCGTCAACCAGTCGCAGCCATGCCGGAGCGATGAAGACCCCGCCATCAAGCGCGAGATCCTTCTTCGTTTGCTTCGGCGGATCAGCATAGAAATCGATGCGAAGCGCATCGCCGCATGCCGCGACGTAGATAGCATCCAGAATGATAAGCGCCGCTGCCTCGTGCTGGCGTTCAGCGGCTGCCAACTCGGCCTGGCGAAAAAGTAGGTAGCCCCGCTGGAAGCTCAGCGTGTCTGTTTCTTTCTGTGCTTCTTGGTAATGCCACCAGAGATATTCGACCGGCCCAGCATCCGGCATCCGCTCCCTCAGCAGGCCCCATCGACGCTCTACTTCCAAGTCGCCCTGAGCGACGATCAGCGGGTTGTTGTGCGGGATGTCTTCAGCCGTTTTCACGCTCCCCAAAGCGTAAGTAAACAGCTCTGGCACGAGAGCCCCTCCTCGGAGAGCCTCCATGAATAGCGCCTCACCCTCGGTCAATATCCTGCGTCCGTCTTCACGCTTGCGATTGCGCACGCGGTAACGACGGCCGCAACCGTGGCACATAGAGGCGCGCTTAGGAGAGCGCTCTAGATCAACGCCGCAGTAAGGGCAGGTGTCATCCCTTGTTCCTATGTCTGCGATGCGCTGGGCCCTGCGCATGCCTTAGAGAAAGCGTTTGATCGCTTGAAGCAACAGGCCCGTGACCTGAACTTCTATATCGCCGCTCTGTCCGTCGTGAAGCTCAACAGGCTCTTGCCAACGGGGATTGGTCGAGCGGGGCCAGAGCTTGATGCCGTCGGGCGTCAGTTCAACCTCCTTCAAGGTGATCTCGCGCAGGGATCCTCCATCCCTAGATCTTGTGACCTCGACGACCATCCCACTGTTCAGGTTAAGGCCGGCGTCAGTGACGTCGACGATATGCGCTAGGTCTCCAGGCATGATGCCGCGCGCGTTCATGGAATCGCCCCGAACTTCACGAAGCCATTGTCGGGCATGCGGGTAGCGCTTGTCCGCCACAGCGGCAAAATAGATCGGTTCATCCTGAACCGTCTCATCAATCATTAGCCATGCTCCCGCCTGGATCGGGCCGACGATCGGCAACTCCTCCGTCATTGGCGGACGCACGGGTTCGGGGGAGGCGTCTCCGTACAGGATCCAGCTCGCCGTTGTCCCGAGCGCGGCGGCGTACTTCTTGGCTAGCGGGGCTGGGACGCCATTCGTTCCGTTCTCCTGATTTCTAACGGCGCTGACCGATCGTCCAACGCGGGCCGCGAGGTCCTCGGCCGATAGCCCCTTTTCCTGCCGCTTCTGTCTGAGTCTTTCACCTGGCGTCATGACGACAGCGCTATAGACACTGGCAACAGAAGTCCTGTTGACCTCAGGCAACAGAAAAGATAGCGTTTGGTCATGCGAAGCCATGCCCAAATCATCACCGACGCCGGCGGCCCCCATTCGGTTGCACGCCTGATCCTCCCTCACGTCGTCGCGGCAGAGGTCACGCTCCAGAAACGCGTTCGCGCCTGGTCGGTCACCGGCTCCATCCCGGGAGAGTACTGGCCGCTGCTCCAGCGCCTGGGGATGGCCACTATGGACGAGCTTGGTCATGACGCCGCTGCGCGAAAAGGCATAAGTATCCCGGCCAACGACGACGCCCCCGCCAGCGAGGCGGCGTGACATGCTGTCATCGGCCGCCCTCCAGTTTCGACGCCAGGAAGCTCTGATCAACGCGGGCACGGTTTACGGCCTTATCATCGGCGCTAACCAACTGGCCGTCCAAGGTCGCGAGACGGATGCGCTGAAGGCGTTGGCGACGATCACCGGCGCGCTGCCGTCCGAGATCGACGCCATCAAAGAAATCCTCGCCGCCGAGCGCGAGGCCGCAAAGGCTCGTGACCTCACGCAGCGGACGCTCGCTCCCTTCTTCGGTCGCGTACCCGCTGAAAAGCCGAATGCCGCGAACGACGAAACCCAACCGCCTTCTCCCGAACAGCCAACCCCGACCGTCGCCTGAGCGAGAGCGCGGGTCAGTTGGAAACGACCACGGAACGTCCAGTGAACAAGATCAGCCACAGAGAACACGCCCGGCTCGCTGGAGAGCTCATCGAAGCCTGCGGGGGCTTGGAGGAGGCGGCGAGGGCTTGCCGGGTCCGCAGGTCGTCGCTGTCGAACTACGAGAACCCCAATGAGCCGTCGACGATGCCGGCAGACGTGATGGTTGATCTGGAGCGTCATTGCGGGCGGGCGATCTACAGCGCCGCCCTGGCGGACCTCTGCAAACCCAAGCCGCTCACGGGCTGTCTGAAGGAGCTCGCGTTCGACCTCGCCCAGGAGAGCATGGACGTCGTCGCCGTTGTCCGTGAGGCGCTGGCGGACGGGCGCCTGTCCAACAACGATCTGGACGCCATCGCTGCCGCTGAGCGCGATGCCGAGCAAGCCCTTGAGCGTGTCCGAGGCGTTCGCCGGGCCATCGAAGCGGCGAGCCCGACCCCGCGGAGGGCAGCCTGATGGCCTTCCTGCTGATCATCGGACACGCGCTGTTCCTGCGTTTGGCGCGCACGCCGTCGCTGTTCAACGCCAAGCCCTTCGCCCCCTGGCGATGACCGAACGGGACTGACCGCCCCGTTGAGCGGTCTTGATGGAGGGCCAGATGGCCAAGAAGCTCGAAGCTGACAATGACCAGTACCCCGACGTTCAAGGAACGATCGGCGCCATTCCGAACGAGCCGGACAACGGCATGCCGTCGCACGACGACATCCGCATGGCCGCGAACGAAATGGTCCAGTGGAACGAGAAGCGGAAGAAGCTGACTGCCGAGATCAGCGCGTTCCGCAAGGGCCTGAAGGCCAAGGGCATCAAGCTCGGCGTTCTCGACGAACAGGTCCGCTTGCTCGAATGGACCCCGGAAGAGGTCAAGCAGTTCTACGCCGAGCGCGACTGGTTCGCCGAGGCAATGCGCCAGCCCATCGGTTCGCAGCTGGAGCTGTACGGCACTGACGCCACGCCCGACCCGGTCCGCGAACAGCTGAAATGGCGCAACATCGGCTTCCGCGATGGTCTGGCCGGCAAAGGCTGGGCGAACGAGGCGCCCAAAGAATGCCCGTACGACTGCATCCAATCCTATGGCGAGGGCCATGAGGAAGGGCAGGCCACGGTGCGCCGCGCCTTTGCCGCCCGCTTGGCCCAGGCACCGGTTGCGGAAGATGACGACCAGATCGACATCGAGGATGCGGCCAACGACGACGGCGACGATACTGAGCATCAGCAGGACGCCGCCTGATGATCATGGCGCTCGACCTTGCCACCCAGACGGGGCTCTGCATCGGCGCTCCCGATGCGCGCCCGGTGCTGAGCCATTTCCGCCTGCCGTCGACGGGGACAGACGTCGGCCTGTTCCTCTCGGCTTGGGAGGACTGGCTGCGGCCGCAGGTGCGCGAGGTCGGGCCCAGCCTGATCGTGTTCGAAGCCCCCATCCTGGCGGGACAGACGCAGATCGCCACGACCCGGAAGCTGCAAGGCATGGCGGGCGTCACCGAAATGGTGGCGCACCGCGCCGGCATTGAATGCGCCGAGGTGGCCACATCGCAGGTGAAGAAGGCTTTGACCGGCAGCGGTCGTGCCGAGAAGCCCGCGATGATGGCCGCCTGCCGCGCCTACGGCTTCGACCCCAAAACCTCGGATGAAGCGGACGCCTTCGGCATCTGGCTCTGCGCCATCCGGCTTCGTCATCCCTCCCATGCCTGGCGCTGGGAACCTCTGAACGCAGCGAGGACAGCATGAGCACGATCCTGAACGCGTGGCATGACCACGAAATCGAGACGATGAAGAAGATGTGGTTGGCCGGAAACTCGGCGACGGAGATCGCGCGGGTACTGCCGTCCCGATCCAGAAACTCTGTCATCGCCAAGGTGCACCGTCTTGGCCTGACGCGCGAGCGCATGGAGGCGAAGGCGTCGCCCCCAGCTTCGCCTGGCCGCGCGCCAGCCGTGAAGCGCAACCGCACCACGGGCGGGATAAGGATCGACAAGCCTGCTCCTGCATCCTGCTTCGGCCGGTTCGCGCCTTCCAGCCCTGAGGAGGCGGCCAAGAAGCGCGAGCATTTCGCCAGGCATGGCGCCGGGATCATCGACGGCTTTGCTGAAGCTGCGAATGACACCTCGATCCTGCTGATCGACCGCCGCCGGTTCCAATGCTCATGGCCGGTCGGAGAGGTTTCGGGCGCCGGGCAGATGTGCTGCGGCCAGCCGGTCGATCCCGCCGCCACTGGCGCGACTGAGACCTACTGCCCGACCCACCATAAGCGCGCGGTAGGCAGGGTGCTCGCCGCGTCCAAAGCTTTGGGGTTCGGCGAGCGCCGCCCGGCCCGTCGCGCCGAGTCCACCCCTTGGGATCAGGGGAGGGCTGCGTGAGCCAGCGTGAGAAGTACCTCGTTGAACGGATCGATCGCAGCCGGGAGAACGCCACCAACCAACAGGCGCGCTCGTCTCGCGCGATGTTCCTGCGCATGACCGCGCGCCGCACGGTGCGGTCTCTGATGCAGGACGTGGCCGATCCGAAGGAGCAGGCCGCGCTCCTCGGCGACCTGATCGACATCGCCGCCGAGTTCCGCTGGCCCCTGATCGGCCGCGTCGAGACCGCCACGGCTCTGAACTCGGTCGCTGCCGATGTCTGCGCGATCTACCGCCTGCCCAAGGCTGTGAAGAACGCTGCCGCAGAACACGCCTGGAGCAGGCTTACCGCGGCGAACGATGGGGGGGAGGAATGACGATCACCATCCTGATCGGTGACGTGCGCGCTCGCCTTCGTGAGATGGAAGCTGACTCTGTAGACTGCGTGGTTACGTCGCCGCCTTACTGGGGACTGCGCGACTATGGCGTTGAGGGGCAAATCGGCTTGGAGCCGACGCTCGCAGAGCATCTGGACGTCATGGTCGAGGTGTTCGAAGAGGTGCGCCGTGTCCTGAAGCCCACCGGCACACTCTGGCTGAACTACGGCGACTGCTACGCGACCAGCCCCAACGGTCGTTCAGCTGCCGACACTAAGGCCGTCGGGACCGATGATCGCACGTTCCGCGACAAACCGTTTTCGACTGTCCAGGGTCTGCTCAAAGCCAAAGACCTCTGCATGGTCCCGAACCGGCTGGCTATCGCCCTGCAGGAAGCTGGCTGGTGGGTCCGGTCAGAGATCATCTGGGCCAAGCCGAACCCGATGCCGGAGTCGATCAACGACCGGCCTGCGACATCCCACGAGAAGATCTTTCTGCTCAGCCGCGCGCCTCGCTACCACTACGACGCGGACGCGGTCCGGCAGGGGCTCGCCGAGGCTTCGATCTCGCGGCTTGCGCAGAACGTTGAGGCTCAGGAGGGGTCACGCCGGGCCAACGGCGGAGCCAAAACCAATGGCACGATGAAGGCCGTTGGCGGGTCACGCCGTCGTGACAGCTTCAAGCGCGAAGGCAGCAAGCGCGCCGCCGCCCATCCAGGTCAAAATATGGGAACCCATCGACCAGACCGGGAAGATGTCGCCTACCCGCGCGGCGAGGGCCGCAATCTCCGTAACTATGAGCCAGCGCCCGTTCAGGTCTGGCCCATCGCCACGCGCCCATTCAGTGAGGCCCACTTCGCCACTTTCCCGCCGGAACTGGCTGAGCGCTGCCTGAAGGCTGGATGCCCCGCCGGTGGGACTGTTCTCGATCCATTCGGCGGCGCTGGCACCACTGCTCTCGTCGCGGACCGGATGGGCCTCGATTGCACCATCATCGAATTGAACCCTGAATACGCGGAAATCGCGCGCCGCCGCATCGCTGCCGACCAGGGCATGTTCGCCAACATCAAGGTGGCCGCATGAACCGCCGTGACCTCCTCGATCTCGAACTGAACTACGCCCGGATGCTGCGGCGTGAAGCGAATTCGCGCGCAAAGCGCTACCCGGCCCTGGCTGAACAACTGAACCGCTGGGCGGACGCCGCCGTCGGCCGCGCCGAAGCCATCCGTTCCGGCCCGCTGTTCGACACGGAGCGCGCGGCATGATGGATGATCCCCGCGACGCAGAAGAAGCGGCCAACGCCCTCCCGTTGAACCTGGAGGCAGAACAGGCCCTGCTGGGCCAGCTGATGTTCGACAACGACGTCCACCGGCAGGTGCATGACGTCGTGACCGCCGAGGACTTCAGCGAGCCGTTCCATCAGCGGCTCTACGCTGCCATCGAGGGTTTGGTGACGGCGGGGAAGCTGGCCGAGCCGACGACGCTGCAGGCTGCCTTTACTGCTGATCCGGCCTTCGAGGAGTTCGGCGGCTTCGGCTACCTGTTCGATCTGGTCGACCGGGCCCCGCCGTCCAACCGCTCGCGGGACTACGCCGCCCTGGTAGCTGACACCGCCGTCCGCCGCCGCCTGATCAAGATGGCGGCCGACGCCATGCATCAGGCCCGCAACCCGGAACTGTCCGGCTATCAGGCCGTGGCTCTGGCGCGCTCTGAGCTTGAAGCGGCCGAGCGCGGCGCTGCGCCAGAAGACGCCCTGTTTGTGAACGCCCATGACGCCGCCCTGGCGCGTATGGATCGGCTGGAGCTGGAGGTCGCTACTGGCAAGCCGAAGGGCGTGCAGACCGGCCTGTCGTCGATCGACAAGCGCCTCGGCGGTCTGATGCCGGGTTCGGTTATCGTCATGGCTGGGCGGCCGGGCATGGGCAAGACGGCCCTTCTCGGCAACGTCCTTTACGGCGCCGCCCTGCGGAACCCGACCAAACTGTTCGCCGGCTTCTCGCTGGAGATGGACACCGACCAGCTGAATGACCGGGCCCTGTCACGTCTGACCGCCACGCATGAGCAGCCGGTCAGCTTCTCCGACATCGCCAAGGTGGCGCCGCTGACCTCCTTCGACCTGCAGACCCTCCATGCCGTGAAGGGCGAGATCCCGAAGAACCTCTGGCTGCGGGATAGGGCAGGAGTCTCCGTGGAAGACGTCTCCCGCGCCGTCTGGGCCATGAAGCGCCGCGGCGACTTGGCCGCCATCGGGATCGACTACCTCCAGCTGATGCGCCGGCCGGCCCTGGCGGGGCGCAACGAGGCCTCCGCCATCGCCGAGATGACGGGGGCGCTGAAGACGCTCGCCCGCGAAGCCAAGATCGCGATCATCCTGCTGTCCCAGCTGAACCGCTCGGTCGAGCAGCGCGACGACAAGCGCCCGATGCTGTCGGACCTGCGGGAGTCGGGCTCCATCGAACAGGATGCCGACGCCGTCCTCTTCCCCTTCCGCGAGGTCTACTACCTCCAGAAGGCCGAACCGAAGGCTGGGACCGAGGAACACATGCTCTGGGAGGCTGAGGTCGCCCTGAAGCGCACGGTGATGGACGTCATCATCGCCAAGAATCGCCACGGCTCCGAGGGCTCCGAGCCCGAACAGTACCGGGCTGAGATCGACCTCATCACTGACAGGAGCGCGGCATGAGTACCGTCGCCTTCATCAAGAACATGATGGACTTGGGGTTCTCGGCCGAGGACGCCATTCGCGCGGCCGAAGCCTACGAGGCCACGGCGGCCACTGCTCCGCGCGCACGGTCGAAGGGCGCTGATCGGCAGGCTCGGTACGAGGAGCGTAAGCGTCAGAAAGCGTCAGAAAACGTCAGACCTGACGCTTCTGACGTCACTGACGATGCTGACGCCTCCCTCCCTCTCCCTCCTTCCCCCCAGACCCCCCAACCACCCACACCCTCCCGCGAAATTAAACCCCCTATAGTCCCCCAAACCGATCAGCCTGCCGACCCATCTCGCCGGAAACCGAAACGGGCCATCCCCGATGGCTTCCCGTCTGCGGAACTGATCGCTGAACAGCAGGCCAAGGCCCGGGAAGCCGGAGCGAACTTCGACGTCCAGCGCTTCGCCGCAAGGTTCCGCGATCAGTGCATCGCCAAGGATCATCGCTACGCCGAGTGGCCTGCGGCGTGGCGGAACTGGTGCCGGACCGAGATCGAGCGAGCCCCCAAGACTGCCCTGGCCGCCTCGCAGAGCCGATCCGCACCGTCCGAGACCGACCGCTGGCGCCGCTGGCTGCGGGAATACCGCCTGAACGGCCACTGGCCGTCCGACGACGCCGGGCCAAGGCCGGGCCATCCCGCCTGCCGCGTCCCTCCCGCCCTGCTGGCCGAGTTCGGGCACGCACCGGCGCCCGCCGCAAACGACCACAAGCCCGACCTGTTCGCCCAAGGAGACGCAGCGTGACCGACCTCCACGAAATCCAGCGACTCGTAGTCGCGCGGATCGGCCGGCACCCGGTTGGCTCGGCGTCCCGGTTCGCCCTCATGGACGCGGCCGACGCCATCAGCAGGGCCATCGCAGCAGAGGCCCGAGAGGGCGGCGCCCAAACTGCCCATTTCGACCCTGCGCACCACTCTGAAACCCAGCAATCTCGGGCTCCAGACGTTCTCGCCGAACTCGGAGGACACCGCCCATGAGCAAGGCCGACCGCGCCAAGAAGCGCCAGCAACGGAAGCGCTACGCCAAGCCCTCTATGCCGAGGGCGATTGGGGCGAACGACAACATCGAGGCCGCGAACGACAACACGGCGCCGGTATCGATCCGCGGCGTCAGGCTGACCGACAGCCAGGCGCTACGGTTCATGGCGGCCGAGGCCAAGGTCGCGTCGCCTGACCTAGACCAGCAGCGGGACGGCCAGCGCATGTTCCGCGCCCTGGACGCTGAGATCGACGCCCGCATCCTGGAACGGGACGCCAAGGCGAACCTGGAGGAGCTGCGGAGCCTGGAAGCCCTGCGCGGTTTGGACATCGGCGTGTCCGACCATGAGAAGGCGAGGGGAGCGCCGCGGGCGTCGCGGGACGGGCTGGAGACCCTGCTGACGGCCGGCTCGATCACGCGCACCCAGCACGCCGCCGGGCTCCGCTATCGGGCGGACTACGAGATGCTGGACCCGGAGAAGGGGCTGACACCTCCGACGCTGGACCCAGCGCTGCGCAACATCGTCCGCGGCGGCGAAGGCTTTGCCCAGAAGCGCCGGGAGCGGGAGGAGTTCGTGCGAGATCTCGAGGCGATGATTCAGGAGGAAGACCGGACTTTCCGGGGCGCGCTAGGCAAGAGTGATGTCGAGCGGCTCGGCCGGGCTGTCTGGGCGCTGCGGGAGGTGGCGGGGAAGGGGGCGAACCTAGGCCTGTTGGTGACTAGCGGGGACGCCCGTCAAAGAACCGTGAGGTGGCTGGTTATCGCCCTAGATTGCGCAGCCGTCGCGTATGGTCTGGAGTGAGAACGAAGGACGAACCGATGCCTAAGATCGCGAAACCAATCAGAGCAATCTACGCCATCAAATGCTGTGACGGCAGGGCCTATATCGGCGGGTCTGTCGACATGCAGGGCCGCTGGTGGAGCCATACGAGCACCCTAAACCGTGGAGTTCATCGCAACCGCCATCTACAGGCGGCGTGGTCGGCTATGGGGCCGGACGCGTTCGAGTTCGTCTGCTTGGAAGTCGTCGGAGAGGGCCGTGACTTAATCGCAGCGGAGCAGCGTTGGATGGAGGCATTCAAGAAATCCGGCGATCTGTTCAACCTTGCCCCGGAGGCGGGAGCGACGACGGGCCTCGTGCACACGCCGGAGACACGACGGAAAATGGGCGCGCCAAAGAAGGGGAGGCCCCTCTCGCCCGAGCACCGAGCTAAGCTGTCCGCCGCCGGGTTGGGGCGGTCATTTAGCCCTGAACACCGAGCTAAGATCGCGGAGGCCAACCGTCGCCGAACGCATTCTCCGGAAACACGCGCAAAGATATCCGCCAGCCGCCGAGCGGGGAGATAGATCGGCCCTTCAAATCTTTCGGCTTGCATAAGGCGGGGTAATAGTCGACATCAGGCAAATCGGGCGTTTCGCCCAAAGCAAGGCTCCTCCCTCTCGGGCGGGGCCTTTTCTTTTGCCCTCCGACCACGTTCTGAGCTGCGGCGCACGGCTGGATCGGCGGCACCCCCACGACATTCGGAGATCGTCCATGGTCCCCATGAAAGCCCTCGTCGGCTTCTCGCTGTCTGACGGCTCGGCCGCCGCTGGCGCCACCTTCAACGCCAAGGATGCTAAAGCTGCTGATCGCCTGGAGGCGGCGGGCGTCGCGGAGCGGGTGAATGGCAGCGAGAAGGTAAAAGGCCGATCTAACTCGCTTCCGGATCCCCATTCCTGAAGCGCCACTTCATCAAAAGCACACCCGACGCCATCAGCAAGGCGCAGGCGTTGGCCACAGTGACGGGCCAGGCGCTGGTCATGACGCCGTATATCACCCAAAGCACAAAGCAGGTCACGGTCAGCGAGTAGGTCTTCAGGCTCACGGCTGAAGCGTCTCGCTCTTTCCAGATTTTAAGGCCCTGTGGGGCGAAGCTGGTGATCGAGCACACGGCAGCGGCTGACCCTACGATGTTCGCAACAAGATCGCTCATGTCGTCGCAACGTGGCGCCTAATCAGCTGTTCCCAAGGCAAGGATAGCGCCGATGGCACGTCCCTCCCTCTTCAATGAGAGCGTGGCTGAAGAAATCTGCCGCCGCCTCTCCATGGGCGAGCCGCTGGCGCGCATCTGCGCCGACGACGAGATGCCCGCCTACTCGACCGTGAGGAAGTGGGAGGCCGAGAACCCCGAGTTTTCGGCGCTTTCCACACGCGCCAAGGTCGACGGCACCCACTACATGGCCGATGAGTGCCTGGAGATCGCTGACGGCAAGGGCGACCCGGCCGACAAGCGCATCCGCATCGACACGCGGCTTCGCCTGATCGGGAAATGGAACCGCCACGTCTACGGCGACAAGCTGGCCCACGTCGGCGGCGACAAGACCGACGCCCCGATCCGCCAATCACACAGCTTCGACCTGACAAGCGCGAGCGACGAGGAGCTGGATGTCATCGAGCGCTTCATTCGTCGATCTGCCAACGCTGGAGGAGATCAGGGCGGAGAGGGCGCGTCGGAAGGCTGAGGCCGACCGGAAGCGCCTGATCGAGCATCAGGGCGAGATCCGCGCCCGTTGCGACAGCCTGCACGGCTTCATCGAGGAGCATTGGTCGATCCTGGAGCCCAAGCGCCCGTTCAAGTCGGGCTGGGCGCTCCGGGCGATGTGCAAGCATCTGGAGGCGGTGACGGCCGGGCGCATCCAGTTCCTGTTGATGACCGTGCCGCCGGGTATGATGAAGTCCCTGCTGCTGGTCTTCTGGACAGCATGGGAGTGGGGCCCGAAGGCGCGGCCGGACCTGCAGACGCTGGCTACCTCCTACAGCCAGGCCAACGTCCTGCGTGACAACCTCAAGCTCCGGCGTCTGGTTGAGAGCGAGAAGTATCAGGCGCTCTGGCCAATCCAGCTTCGGGCTGACCAGAACGCAAAGGGCAAGTTCGAGAACACCGAGAACGGGTTCAGCGAGGCGCGGCCGTTCAGTTCGATGACCGGCGGCCGGGGCGACCGGGTGAAGGTCGATGACCCCCATTCGACCGAAACCGCGGAGTCCGACACCGAGCGGGCCAATGCGGTCCGCACCTTCCGCGAAGGCATCTCCGACCGTCTGAACGACGTCACCACGTCGGCCATCGTCATCATCATGCAGCGGCTCCACGCCAAGGACGTGGCGGCGGTGGCCCTGGAACTGGACATCGGCTTCGTCCACCTCAACCTGCCGATGGAGTTCGAAGCCGAGCGGATCGGCGAAGACGGAAAGGTGACGGGCGGCGCCTGTCGGACCTATGTCGATGGCGAGCTGTTCTTCGAGGATCCGCGGACCGAAGAGGGCGAGCTCCTCTTCCCCGAGCGCTTCCCCGCGGCCGAAGTCGCCAAGCTCAAGAAGGCCAAGGGCTCGTATGCCTGGGCTGGCCAGTATCAGCAGCGCCCGTCGCCTCGGGATGGCGGCATCTTCCGGCGCGAGTGGTTCAAGCCGGTCTCGGTCATGCCCGCCGGGCCCAAGCGCACAGTCCGCGCCTGGGACGTGGGCGCCACTGAAGGGGGAGGCGACCCAAGCGCCGGCGTCCGCTGCACTCAGGTCGGTTATGGCGAAGAAGCCACCTACTACTTCACCGACGCCAAGGTCGGGCAGTGGAGCCCAGCGCAGTTCGAGGCCCAGCTGAAGCTGACGGCGGCGGCTGACACGACAGAGGTCACGGTCCGCCTTCCCCAAGATCCCGGCGCGGCCGGCAAGGGCTACGTCCAGACGCTGGTGAAGAAGCTGCCCGGCTACACCGTCCGGTACGAACAGCCCACGGGCTCCAAGCTCACCCGAGCCACAGCCCTGGCCACCCAGGCCGAGGCCGGAAACGTCTTCATCCTCACGACGGGGGACCCCATGCGCGACGCCTGGATTGAGCCCTTCCTCGATGAACTCTGCACCTTCCCGTCAGCGGCTCACGACGACCAGGTCGACGCCGCGGCCGATGCTTTCAATGAACTGGCGCTCGGTCAGACCTCCACCGTCGCCCTCTTCCTGTCTAAGCGGAACCGCTGATGCACCCCCTCCGTCTGGTGGTGAACAACGCCCAGCGCTCGCTGCAGGCCATGTTCCCCGGCTTTTATTTCGGCGCGCCCAAGCACAACCACGCCGCGGACTTCGGCTATCCCGAGCGAGTTGAGTTCGAGACCGCGTTCGAAGCCTACAACCGCTATCCGCTGGCGCGTGCTGCGGTCGACAAGACGGTCGGCAAGTCGTGGGAGACCAACCCGCTCCTGCAGGAATACCAGCGCGACGGCACCAAGCCCGGAAAGCAGAAGGAGACCAAGCCCGAGGCTGACATCCGCCAACGCTTCGGCGATCTGCGCGTCTGGCAGCACCTGGCGGAATGCGACCGTCGCTCGCTCGTGGGCGCCTACTCGGGCCTGATCGTGCGTCTGGCCGACGGCAAGCCCTTCAGCGAGCCCGTCGATCGCGTGCCCGGAGGCTTGGACGGTCTGGTCGAAGTCATCCCAGCATGGGAAGGCCAACTGACCGTCAGCCAGTGGGACACGAACCAGACGTCTCCGACCTACGGCCAGCCGCTGATGTACCAGTTCGCGGAAAGCGCAGTCGGTCAGGCCCAGCAGCCGCGGCAGTTCACCATACACCCTGACCGGGTGATCATCGTCTCGCGTGACGGCACGCTGAACGGGCGCTCCGCTCTCGAGCCCGGCTACAACGCCCTGCTGGACATGGAAAAGATCAGGGGCGGCGGCGGCGAGGGCTTCTGGAAGAACGCCAAGTCCGGCCTGAGCCTGGAGATCGAGAAGGACGCCAAGATCGAGGACATGGCCCGCGTGATGGGCGTCCCGGTCCAGGAGGTGGTCGACAAGATCGACGAGCAGGTCGAGAGCTTCAACAAGGGTTTCGACAAGTCGCTGATGATGCAGGGCATCAAGGCGGTGCCGATCCAGGTCCAGCTTCCCTCGCCGGAGCACTTCTTCGCCATCGCGCTGCAGTCGTTCGCGGCCACCTTCTCATGCCCGCTGAAAATCCTCGTTGGCGCCCAGACTGGAGAGCGCGCCTCGACCGAAGACAGCGAAGAGTGGGCACGGGTGAACATGGCCCGCCGGACCAATGAACTGATCCCGGCCGTTATGGCTTTCGTGAACCGCCTGGAGCGCTTCGGCATCCTGCCGCAGAGGGATTGGCACCTCGACTGGACCGACCTGACCGAGTCTTCGATGGGGCGAGAAGATCGACCGGGCCGACAAGATGGCTTCGGTCAACCAGAAGATGGGCGGCGAGATCGTCTTCACCGGCGACGACATCCGCGGCGTGGTCGGCATGGAGCCGCTGAGCGACGCCGAGAGGTTCCGCAACGACGCCGCCGACGACGAAGAGGCCGCCGCTGGTCTCGAGCCTGACGACGATTCCGCTCAAGCAGCCTGATCAACCCCACAATCCGAAGGAGGCGCGCGTGCAGCAGCATGACGTGAACGCCCGCACGTTCCTCGTGAACAAGGGCCTGACCGCTGGCGAACAGGTCAGGGTCAACATCCGCACCCTGGCCAACACGGCGGCCATCCGGCGTGAGAAGCGCAATGGCCGGGACGTGATCATCGTCCCCTCGGCCACCATGCCGGACGACGTCGTCATGAACGACATCCTCTATCCGGCGGCTGAGATCGCCAAGTCCTACAAGTCGCTGGAGCGCACCCCGGCGCCCTTGGGTCACCCAACCATCAATGGCGCGTTCGTCTCGGCCCGCGATCCCGAAGGCATCAACCTCGGCTGGATCGGGGCCTGGAACGAGAACGTCCGCCAGGAAGACGGGCGGGTCCTACTGGACAAGGTGATCGACATTGAGGTCGCCAACCGCACTGAGGCCGGCAAGCGCGTCATCAACGCCATCGAGAAGGGCGAGCCCGTCCACACCTCGACCGGCCTTCTGGCCATGCTGGACGCCGCCAATGGCGCTGTCCCCCACAAGTTCGAAGCCCGAGACATTGAGTTCGACCATGACGCCATCCTCCTGGACGAGGAAGGCGCGGCCACCCCGGATCAGGGCGTGGGCATGATGGTCAACGCGGCGGGCAAAGAGATCCAGGTCGTGAACTCCGTCTTCCAAGAGGAAGCGGACCGCGAACTTGGATGGGCGGTCGAAAGCGCCGTCCGCGCCATCGAGAAGCGCCGCAAGGCCTCCCTGATGGAGCGAGTGAAAGCAGCCCTCATCGAGGCCCTCGCGGGCTCCGAGCGGGATCCCTCTGAACAGCAAAACAAGGAAGCTGACATGTCTGTCTCGAAAGAGCAGTTCGATGCGCTGTCCGGCGAGGTGAAGACCCTCTCGGAGAGCCTGAAGCCCGATACGCTGGCGGCGTCGCTGTCCACCGCCATCGGCAATGCGGTCGCCGCGGCCATCCAGCCGCTGACCGAAGCCAACGAGGCCCTGGCCAACAGCCAGAAGGCCAAGGACGAGGAAGAGCTGACCGGTCTTCGCGAGAAGATCGTCAAGGCCAACCTCATGGACGAGGACGCGGCCAAGGAGCTGACGCTCAACGCCGCCCGCGCCCTGGCCAAGCAGGCTGAGCCCAAGAAGGCCGCGCCGCTGGCCAACACCGGCTTCAAGCTGCCCGGCTCGGACGCCAAGCCTGCGTTCAAGCTGCCCAAGGCGGAGGGCTGATCCCATGGCGCGTTTCAACAAGATCTACGCCGGCCCCGTCACCGAGCCGACCCCGCAGGTTCAGGAGCGCATCTGCGCCGCCGCGATCCTGCCGGGCACTGCTCTGGTGGAGTCGGGCGCCAACTTCGCCCAGGCGGGCGCCAATACGGGCGAGAAGTTCTACATTGCTCAGGACAACTACCTCGCCCTCAAGGGCGTGGATGACGCCTGGCCCGCCGGCGATACCGTCATCGGCATGGAGGCGCTGGACGAGCAGTTCTTCAACGTCCGCGTCCCGACCGGCACCAACGTCGCGCGCGGCGCCAAGCTGACCACCAACGCCGCGGGCAAGTTCGTCCTGGCCACGGCGGGTCAGAACGTCTGCGTCGTCGCCGAAGAGGCCTTCAACAACAACACCGGTTCCGACCAGCTCGTGCGCGCGCGCGTGGCTCGTCGCAACACGGCCGTCGCCTAAGGAGAGCTGACGATGCGCTACTTCGACGAACATCTCGTCGCCAACTCGCGCCCGCACCAGCAGTGGTGGGGCGAACTGAGCGTGGCGCGCGAGCACTTCCACCGCGTGGAGGACCAGCACGCTTCGCTCTATGGCGAGATGGCCGGCGTGACGAACGCCTCGGCTGTTCTGCCGCGCGACGCCTGGCTGGAACTGGACACCATCACCACCCGCGTCATGCGGGACGACGGCGGCCAGCCCTTCATGCGCGACCTGATGGCCCTGGCCAAGCCGGTGAACATCGGCACCATGGCTCACCTGACCCGCGTCGCCTCGGACACCAACAACCCGGTGAACCGCTCGCTGTCCGGTCAGGTGCCGGTGGCCATGGACAAGACTGTCTATGACTACCGCGGGACGGTCGTGCCGATCTTCTCGGATGGTTACGGCCGCGAATGGCGCGAGTGGAACACTCTCCAGTCCGCCAACTTCGACGCCCTGGCCGACGACCAGGAAGGCGCGCTGGACAAGATCAACCGCGACATGGCCGACTACATCCTGGACGGCGATGCCAACATCAAGTTCCAGGGCTACTCCGCCTATGGCCTGCGCAACTCGTCGCTGACCAAGCTGATCAACCTGGGCTCGGCCGCCGGCGGGGCGAACATCGACCTGACCACGGCCACGCCGGATGAACTGGAGGCGTTCTTCGTGGGGCCGTTCGGCGCCATGCTGGACGCCAACCTGATCACCGAGGCGGTCAACCTCTACATCTCCCCGGAGATCGCCCGCGCCTGGGATCGCTCCTATTCGAGCGCCGAGGGCTTCAAGCAGGGCACGGTTCGCGAGTTCGTCGCTCGCAACCGCCGCATCGCCAAGATCGAGGTGACGCACAAGCTGTCGGGCAACCAGTTCTTCGGCTTCGTGCCGAACGCTCGGTTCGTTCGTCCGCTGGTCGGCATGGCGGTCAACACCACGGCGATCACTCGACTGAACCCGACCGACAACTACCAGTTCCTGGTCATGGGTGCGCTCGGGATCGAGGTCCGCGGCGACTACAACGGCAAGTCGGGCGTCTTCGCCTCGACGGTCATCAACTAAGGCGGCGGGGCCAGGGCTCCGGCCTTGGCCCTTCCTCCTGATGGAAGGAGATCGCCATGAGCGACACCCGCATCAAGATCACCGCCGGCGGCATCTACGGCGCTGACGGCAAGGAAATCCCGGTCGGCACCGAACTGACGGTGAAGACCGAGCCGACCGCCTGGGCTGGCCGATATGAGACCATCTCCGGCGGCGACGGCAAGGGCAAGAAGACGGTCACCAACCCGGCCGGCGGCGACGGCAAGGGCGACCTGAAGGCCGAACATCACGGCGGCGGCAAGTTCAACATCACCCAAGGCGAAACCGTTCTGCTGAGCGGCCTGTCGAAGGCGGATGCCGACGCGTTCAACGCCATGTCGGAAGAAGACAAGGCTGCTTTCGTGGCTGATCAGGCCAAGGCGTAACTGAGATGGCCGTGCATGGAACGCCTGAAGGCCTGGACGAGTGGCTCGCCTCGCGCGGCTACCAACTGCCGACCGGTGCGCCCAGCGCGGCCATTCTTCTCCAACGGGCGACCGACTACATCGACGGACTGTATGGCCCGCGCCTGATAGGCGATCCGGCTGTTGATCCGCTGCTGACCGCTTTGGCGAACGCGGCATATGCGGCGGCGCTCTATGAGGCGCAGAACCCGGGCAAGCTGTTCATCAGCGCGACCGCTGGCGGCGCCCTGAAGCGCAAGAAGATCGACGTCATCGAGAAAGAGTATTTCGAGGGCAGCGGCGACGCCGTGGCGGACGCTACGGTCCGTCTCTCATCGGTTGAAGGCTATCTCGCCCCATTCCTCCGCCCGATCGACGCTGTGGCTGGCCTTGGCCTCTGGGCAGTTGGCTGAACCCATGACCTGTGCGACTGTCCAGATCGTGACCCGCCGCATCGACGCAGATGATCCGCGCCTGACTGCCCATCGCATGCCGATGGCGCTGGCGACGGAGACGATCATGGACTGCGCCTCGACGGCTGGTCAGATGCAGCAGGCTATCGCCCACGGTCAGCCGCAGAGCGTGGTTCAGGGCTATCGCGATCTCGCTAAGGCGCAGTTTGAATCCTACCTCGACCTCATGGCCGAGGCGGCGCACCACGCAGGGCAACTGAGGCCCTAACCGACATGGCAAGACGACCGACCCAACGACAGCTCTTCGCGGAGTTGGCGGCGAAGTTTGGCGTGGAGGTCGCAGACGCCTTCTTGGAGGTGGTCGGAGACCTGAAGTCCGGCGTTGAGTTTCAGCGTCTGCGGCTCGCCATTGAGCAAGGCGACCTGAACGGCGCCATGGAGGCGCTGCACCTCGACCGCGCCGCCTTCCACGCTCTTGAAGCCAAGATCAACGAGGCCTTCATCGCCGGGGGGCAGGGTGCGGTGTCCTCGATGCCCGCCAGCATCTCAGTCGGGTTCCGCTTCGACCCCGGCAACCAGCGCGCCGCCGCCATCATCCGCGCGACCGCCGGGCGCCTCATCACCGGCCTGCTGGAGAGCGAACGCGAACAGGCCCGCCAGTTCATCGCCGAGGGCATGGCGCGCGGAGCTCATCCTCGGGCGGTGGGGCTTGATCTGGTCGGCCGCATCAGCCGCATGACCGGCAAGCGAGAGGGCGGCCTCATGGGGCTCTCGGCCCCGCAGCGGGCCTATGTCGCCACGGCACGCGCCGAGTTGGCTTCGGCCGATCCGAGGCTGCTGAAACACTATCTGACGCGGGGGCGCCGGGATCGTCGCTTCGACCGCTCCATCACCAAGGCGATCCGTGAAGGCCGGGCCGTCGATCCTGAGATCGCTGCCAAGGCGATCACGGCCTACGAGCGCCGGCTCCTTCAACTGCGCGGTGAGATTATCGCGCGAACCGAAGGCATTCCGGCCATCCGGGCGGCCAAGAAGGAAGCCTATCAGCAACTGGTCGACAGCGGCCGGATCACCGAAGCCGAGATCGAACGGGCCTGGCACAACGCCGGGGACCGCCGTGTCAGGGACACCCACGACGCCATGGGCGGCCAGAAGGTGCGAGGCCTGACGTTGCCGTTCCAGAGCCCGAGCGGCGCCCTGATGATGTATCCGGGCGACTCATCCCTCGGGGCCGGGGCCGAGGAGATAGTGGCCTGCCGCTGCGACGAGAGCATTTCGATCAAGAGGGCGGCATGAGCATCATCACGGGTGAGGCCGAAGCCGCCTATGAGGACTTCGCTGAGGACTTCGAAGAAGGCGTCCTGACGGTGCCGGGCGGCTGGATCAGCGACGGCCAGGGCGGGCAGATACCTCAGGACCCTGCTTCTCATCCATGCAAAGCCCTGGTCACGGACTACAGCGATTATCGCCGCATCAGCCTGGGCATCCCCGCGACGGATCGGCAGGTGCTGGTTCTCGGCGAGAGTCTCCCCGCAGGCGTTGTCCCCGCCAAGGGGCACAAGATCACCGCGCCAGACCCCTCCAACGGCGGGGCTATGCGCACCTTCGACGTCATCGCAAAGACCGGCGACCCGGCCAGCGCTCTCTACAAGCTGCAGGCCCGGTGATGGCCAAGGTCACGCTCTACGAAGGCGTTCTCGCCCGGATCGCTGCAGACGCCGGAGAAAAGGGCCTGCGAGGCGCGCTGGGCAAGGCTGAGACGATCCTGAAGGAAGACATTCTGCGCCGGCCGGGCTCCGGCAAGATCTACGGCAAACACCAAGCCTCCGCTCCAGGCGAACCGCCCGCGCCGGACACCAACAACCTGCGCTCCAACACCAACGCCGATCCGAACATCCGCGAGGAAGGCGATGAGCTGGTCGGGCGCATCGTAGCCAATGCCGGATATGCTGAGGCGCTGGAGAAGGGCACCGAGCGCATGGCACCGCGTCCCTTCCTCGGCCTGCTGGCGACCGACCACGCCGACGATCTGCGGAACGCGTTCATCGAGGGAGCGAAGGAATGAGCCGCATCACCTACGCCAAGGTTGGCGGCCCGCCCACATACTGGCGTGGCCTCAAGGTGTTTGATCTCGAAAGCGGACGTGAGGTCACCAAGGTTGTCGAGGTGAACGCTGCTGAAGGCTGGCTTCTTCGTTTTCGCGAAGACGAGCGCGGTCAGATGTTAGAAGACCCCAACAGCCCCGGCCACGCGGCACAGGAGCGCTTGAGCGGGCTCTTCAAGATCGTCCGCTCATGAATAGCACCGCCACGATCTTCGCCCGCCTCGCCGCCGTCGCCCCGTCTCTGGCCACCTGGAACGGTCAGCTGGCCATCTTCAACGAGGCGGCGCCCGACGACTTCCTCGACCAGGAGCCGAAGCCGTCCAAGCCGTTCCTGATCATCGCCGTGCCAAGCCGTGACGAAGCGCTGGAGACGTTCTCCGAGACCGGCCGCCTGATCGTGCAGGACGTGCGCGGCTATCAGCGCAGGACCGGATCGGCGGCTGGGCTCGACGTTCTGATGCGTCAGGTCCGCGACCTCTTCCACAAACGGCGCGCGTTCTAGACGTTTAGAGCCGAGAACATAAATAAAAACAATCACTAAGCCCCGCCATAGCGCGGGGTTTTCCTTGTCCGCTGTGTCATTGGGCGGCATCGATAATTGCCATTGATTACCGAGGCTTACCGAAGCGGACCGGCCGCTCGGCGCAACATCAAAGCAACATGAAGACAACAAGGGACAGATATGACGGACCCCGAAAATAGTGACCTTCTCTACGGTGTGGCGGCTATCGCCTCTTATCTGGGCCTGACCGAAAAACAGGCACGCCATAGGACGCAGCAGGGCACGATCCCGACCTTCAAGATGGGCAGCGTGGTGTGCGCCCGCCGGTCCTCGCTAAGGGCCTGGCTGGCCAACCTTGAAAGCCAATCTGGCCAGGAGGGCGAGAAATGACCGACGCCATCGCTATCGTTGAGAAGAACAGCCGAGAAGATGTGCGGATCGCCATCGACGAGTTTCGTGGGACGCAGATTGTAGACGTGCGTGTCTTCGCGAACTTCAACGGCGACGCAGAAGAGCGCTCCCCGACCAAGAAGGGCGTTAGCCTGAAGGTCGAGCGGTTGCCCGCGTTGATTGAGGCGCTAGGGCAGGCCAAGGAAGAGGCAGTCAGGCGAGGCCTTCTCCCGGAGGGCTGAAATGGTCGCCAGGCGCCACGACGTAACCGGACGATCGACCGGACAGCGCTTGGGTAGGGAAAAGCGAGTGAACGGCCCGCCGGATGATCAACGCGGCTGGGTTTGGTTCACTCGGGACATGCTGGAGAGCCCAGCCTGGAGGGCGCTGTCAGATAACGGTCGCCGCCTGATCGACCGCGTTCTGATCGAACACATGGCACACGGTGGTGCGCAGAACGGCGCGCTGCCTGTGACCTATGACGACCTCGAGTCCTGGGGTATCCGCCGAAACAGCATAGCTCCAGCTATCGCTGAGGTGGTCGCCTTGGGCTGGCTCGATCATCAGCGCGGCCGGGCTGCCGGGGGGGAGGCCAAGGGGCACGCCCAGCTCTTCAGGCTGACCTGGCTGCGAACCTGGGACAACGAGCCGGCGACCAATCGTTGGAAACGTCACGGCACCGTCCCGGAAGCTCAGGCCGTCTCAGCCACGGCAAGGTCCCGAAGCGCAGACGCCCGGCACAAGGCCCGCCGAGCATCCACACCCAAGATATAGATAGTAGTCTCGCCAGCGATACCGGACCAAAGCCCATCAAACGGCGCGGCGGCGGCCTGAAAGTATCGCCAGCGAGACTGAACGAGTATCGCCAGCGAGACCAGGCGATCTAAATTCAGGACATCGCCATGAACGATAAAACCAACCCGAGGGGGAAGGAGGGCGCGCCCGTGCCTTCGCGCCCCGCCCCAGAGTACGCCAAGCCTGATCGTCTGTTCGGAGCGGCAGCCATTGCCGAAGCCGTCTATGGGGACAGCAGCAAGGCCAAGAAGGTCTACAACCTAGTCCAACGTGTGCGCCCGCCTCACCGCTTCCCCGTCTACAAGCTGAACGGTGAGCTGGTGGCTCTACGGTCGGAGATCGAGGCATGGTTCAGGACGGAGGCGCAACTGTGAGCACCCGACCCTGTTCCACCGCCATCGCTGAGTACATCAACCAAAACCGGTTCAAGCTGTCGGGCGACACGATAGGGCGCCGCATCGCGCACCTATGGCCAGAGGCGGAATGGATGGACATTCAGGTGGCGATGGCGCTTGCCTGGGAGGTTCACACCCTGGACTGCGCTGAGAGGGCGCGCGACTCGCTCCAGCGGCGCAGAGGAGGGGGGCGGCGTCCAAACTTTCAGTAATCGGTTACGGACCGGCGGGGGCGGGCAAAACGAAAAGTCACCAGATTGGAACTTTTTCTCTGACCAAACCCGGTGAGCAAGGTTGAGCAATATAGAGCAATGGCCTGTAAGCATGGCCGATTAGAGGAGAATGTGCACCCCGTATAGAAGCGCGGGGATGCGTTGCTCAAATCAGCGGCTAGGTTTTTAGGGCGAGAGCGCAAATCGGGCTTTGTGTCGCCAGACGCCACCGACCCGGAGTCGCGGTCGTGGCTGGAGGCGATCTTCGGCGTTCAGCGCGGCCTGGCCGGCGTCTCCGTCACCCCTGACAGCGCCCTTCGATGCCCGACCGCCTATGCCTGCGTCGCCGTGCTGGCCCAGGCCGTGGCCCAGCTTCCCCTGCACCTCTACGAGCGCACGGCTGACGGGGGCAAGGATCGCGCGACGAGCCACCCGCTCTATGCGCTCCTCAACGATCAGCCGAACGAGTGGACCTCCTCCTACGACTTCCGGCAGTCGATGATGTCCTCGGCGCTGCGCTACGATCAGGGCGCGTTCGCCTGGATCGGCCGTGTCGGTGGCGAGATCCAGGAACTGGTTCAAATCCCTTCGCCGAGCGTGTCGGTCGATACGGACACCTACACCCGCGAACCGATCTTCAAGGTGACTGAGCGCAACGGGCGCCAGCGGACCTACGACCGCACCGAAATCTTCCACCTGCGCGCCATGGATGGCGTGGCCCCCCTGACGGCGGCCCGTGAAGCCATCGGCGTGATGATGGTGATGGAGCGCCATGCCGCCAAGCTGTTCTCCAAGGGCGCCCGGCCCTCGGGGCTGCTGAAGGGGCCGAAGGGCCTGTCGGTGGACGCCCTGAAGCGGGCGATTGCGTCCTGGAACAAGGCCCATGCCGGAGACGGCGGGGGCGGGACGGCCTTCCTCGAAAGCGATTGGGAATGGGTACAGACCCAGCTCAGTAGCGTGGACAGCCAGTTCATGGAGCTGCGCCGCGAGCAGGTCATCGACATCGCCCGGCCGTTCCGCATCCCCCCGCAGATGCTTCAGGAGCTGGGACGGGCCACCTGGGGCAATACCGAACACCTCGGCCAACAGTTCCTGACCTTGACCCTGACGCCCTGGCTGAAGGTCTGGGAGGGAGCCATTCGGCGCACCCTGCTGGGGCATGACGAGCGCGACACCTACGTCGCCGAGTTCCTGGTGGATGATCTGGTTCGGGCTGACCTCGCCGCGCGGATGGAGGCCTACGCCAAGGCCATCGGCTGCCGCGTCCTGCTGCCGAATGAAGCGCGCGTGATGGAAAACCGGGCGCCTCTCCCTGGGGGCGACAAATTCCCGCCCATCGCTGGCGCCGCACACCCCGGAGATCAGGCATGACGAAGGCACTGCTGCCCGTGGAACTGAAAGCTCTGGGCGAGGACGGCGTGATCGAGGGTTACGCCTCGACCTTCGGCAATCGCGACCTGGTGGGGGACATCGTTCAGCGCGGCGCCTTCGTCCGCTCGCTGAAGGGCCGCCCCGCCGCTCAGATCGCCATGCTCTGGTCCCATGACCACAAGCGCCCCATCGGCGTCTGGGACGAGGTTGAGGAAGACGGCATCGGCCTGAGGGTCAAGGGCCGCATCCTGACGAACACCCGCGACGGTGCCGACGCTTTCGAGTTCGCGAAGGCCGGGGCCGCCCGTGGCCTGTCGATCGGATACCGCACCCTGAAAGCCCGCCGCAGCGCCGAGAAGAAGGCCCGGCTGCTGGATGAGGTGGACCTGTTTGAGATCAGCCTCCTGCCCATCCAGGCGAACAGCCTGGCGCGGGTGGAGAGCGTGAAAGCCCATTGCCCCGACCGCGCGCGCCGGTTGGTGGCCCAGCTCAACGCGGCGGCCGCCGCCATGCGCGTCGGAGACCACAAATGCTGAACCACCCCATTCTGGAAACCAAGAACGCCTCCGAGGCGGACGACGACGATCTGGAGATCAAGGAAGCCCTGGCCAACCTGGACAAGTCTGTCGACGCCAAGGTGAAGGCCGCCCTCGACGCTGCACTGAAGCCGGGTCAGGACGAGATCAAGGGCCTGAAGAGCGAGATCGCCGCGCTCAAGCGCCCTGGCGCCTCTGCTGCCGACGACGAAGAGCCGGTCGAGGTCAAATCCTTCTGGGGCTTCGTGCGCGGTGGCGTGGAGGCGCTGGAGGCTGATGAGCGCAAGGCCCTGATCGTGTCCGACGACACGCGCGGCGGTTTCCTGGCCCCCGAGCAGTTCGAGGCTCAGCTTCAGAAAGAACTGGTCGAGATCAGCCCGATCCGCGCGGCCGCTCGCGTAACGCCGACGAGCGCTGGTCGCATCATCTGGCCGAAGCGCACCGGGACCATCACCGCCAAGTGGGTGGGTGAGACTGAGGAGCGCCCCAAGACTGAACCCGCCTACGGCCAGGCCGCCCTAGATGTCCACGAGATGGCGGCTTACATCGACGTGTCGAACTGGATGCTGGAAGACAGCGCCATCGATCTGGCGTCGGAACTGGCCAGCGACTTCGCCGAAGAGTTCGGCCGACTGGAAGGCGTGGCCTTCACCAACGGCGACGGCAACAAGAAGCCGACCGGCGTCCTGGCAGATGAGTCGATCAAGACCATCGCCAACGGCCACGCCGCCAACCTGTCGCCCGAGGCCCTCATCGGCCTGATGTACAGCCTGCCGGCCACCTACCGGAAACGGGGCTCGTGGATGCTGAACGCCGCCACCCTGGCCACCATCCGCACGCTGAAGGACGGCGACGGTCGCTTCCTCTGGCAGCCGTCGTTCCAGGCCGGTCAGCCCGAGACCATCCTCGGCCGCCCGGTCGTGGAGGCCGTGGACATGCCCGACATCGCCAGCGGCAAGACGCCGATCCTCTACGGTGATTTCAGCATCGGCTACCGCATCGCTGACCGCGTGGGCCTGTCGATCCTGCGCGACCCCTACACCGTCGCCACCGAAGGGCTGGTCCGCTTCCACGGCCGCCGTCGCGTGGGTGGCGGCGTCGTCCGCCCCGACGCCTTCCGCAAACTCAAAATGGCCGTGAGCTGAGGAGCCCCTGATGCGCGAACAAGCCAACTCCATGAAAGTCGTCTCCGCCATCGCCCCGGCGGTCTATTCGGCTGACACCACCCCGGTCGCTATCGACCGCCAGGGCTTTGCCTCGGCTACCTTCGCCATTCACGTCGGCGCGGGCGGGATCACCTTCAACGGCACGAACAAGATCGAGTTCTCGCTGGAGGAGAGCTACGATGGCGAAGACTGGACGGCGGTCCTGGCCAAGGACGTGGTGGGCCTGAGCCTGACGGCTGACAACGGCATCGTGCTGGCCCTGAAAAGCGCCCATGCCGATCCGAGCGTCACCAAGTTCGGCTACATCGGCGATGCTCGCTTCGTCCGCCTGACCGCAGACTTCAGCGGGACGCACGGCACGGGCACCGCGTTGTCGGCTGTGGCCATCTTCGGTCGTCCTGCCCATGCGCCTGTGACCTGATGCCGATCCGGGCGCCGAGCATTTGCGGCTGCGGCCGTGTCAGCCAGGCGGGGCGCTGCCCTGTCTGCGCTGCTGCGCGCAAGAAGGCCTATGACGCCCGGCGCCCGTCCGCTCGGGAGCGCGGCTACACGTCCAAGTGGGATCAGGCCCGCGCCGAGTACCTGGCCCGGCCTGAGAACCGCCTGTGTCGCTGCGGCTGCGGCCGCACGGCCAATGTGGTCGATCACGTCATCCCCCATCGCGGCGACATGAAGCTGTTCTGGGATCGCAAGAACTGGCAGCCGCTGGCCTCCTCGCCCTGTCACGCCTCGATGAAGCAGAAGCAGGAGCGCGCCCGTGTCTAACGCTGTGATCGGCGCCCTGCGCGTCACCATGGGGCTGGATAGCGCGGCCTTCACCGAGGGCCTGAGCCGCGCCCAGAAGCACCTGCGGGATGTCGGCGGCCGGATGGAGCGCATCGGCGGGCAGATGAAGAGCCTCGGGGCGGGCATGTCGCTGGCCCTCACCGCGCCCATCGTGGCGTTCGGCGTCACGAGCATGAAGGCCGCTGGCGACTTCGAGCAGGCCATGAACCGGGTCCAGGCCGTCTCTGGGGCCACGGCAGACGAGTTCGCCGCGCTTCGCAAGCAGGCGCGTGACCTGGGGGCCGCAACGCAGTTCAGCGCCTCTGAGGCTGCGGACGCGATGGGCTTCCTCTCCATGGCGGGGATGAAGGCCAATGACATTCTGGCGGCCATGCCGAAGACCCTGGAGCTTGCCGCCTCGGCGCAGCTCGATATGGGGCGGGCGGCCGACATCGTGACCAACATCATGGCGGGCTACGGTCTGGGGGTTGAGGAGCTTGGCAGGGCCAACGACGTGCTGGTCAAGTCGTTCACCTCGGCCAACACCGACCTGTCCCAGCTTGCCGAGGCGATGAAGTACGCTGGGCCGGTCGCAAGCGCCGCTGGCGTCCAGTTCGAGGAAGCCGCCGCCGCCCTGTCGCTGATGGGCAATGCGGGCATTCAAGGCTCGATGGCGGGCACGTCTCTGCGCGGCGCCATCAGCCGCATCCTCAGCCCGACCAAGGCCATGTCGAAGGCTATGGCGAAGGCTGGCCTCGACTTCACCGACGCCCAGGGCCGCCTCCTGCCGCTGGTGGACATCATTCGGGCGCTGGAGCCCCATGCGGCCGACGCAGGGCTTTTCATGACCCTGTTCGGACAGCGGGCAGGCCCGGCGATGGCGGCGCTGGTCAGCCAGGGCGCGGACGCCGTGAAGAGCCTTACCGGCGAGCTGGTGAACAGCGCGGGCACAGCCTCCGAGATCGCGGCGGTGCAGATGCGCGGGTTCAACGGCGCCATGCGTGAGCTGAAGTCGGCTTTTGAAGAGCTGCAACTGGCCGTGGCCGACAGTGGCATCCTGGACATGCTGCAGGGGCTGGCCGTGAAGATGGCCGGGTTCATCCGATCGGTCGCGGCGGTCAACCCGAAGCTGCTGGCCATCGGCGTGGCGGTCGCTGCCGCCGCCGCTGCCATCGGCCCCCTGATCTTCGCAGCCGGGGCTCTGACAGCTTCCATCGGCGTGATGCTGCCGATGCTGGGCGCCATCGCCCCCTTCATCCTGCCGGTCATTGCCGCTGTAGCGGGCGTTACGGTCGCCTTCCTGGCGTTCAAGGACAAGATCATTCCGGCCGCCAAGGCCTTCTACAGCACCCTGAAAGAGACGGTCGGGCCTAAGCTCCAGCCCCTGTTCGACGCCCTTACGAGCGCCTTTTCGGCGGTGGGAGAGGTCTTCAACGCCATCTTCGGCAAGGAGAGCGGCTCGACCGAGGGGCTGGAAATGTTCGGCCGGATCGTGGCGCGGGTGTTTGGCGTCGTGGTCGATCTGATCACGGGCGCCCTCAACGTCATCACCAATATCCTGAGGGCCTTCGCTGCCCTCTTGCGCGGTGACTTCTCAGGCATGTGGAACGCCCTGGGCTCGGCGGTGAAGGCCGTCGTAATGGCTGTTCTCAAAGCTTTCGAGACCCTGTTCCCCGGCGTCACGGCGTCAGTGCGCAAGATGTACGAGGGCGTGAAGGCCTGGCTTCAGGATAAGCTCTTCGGCGTGCTGCGAGGCGTGATCCGCCGGGTTCAGGCCGTCTCCGACGCGTTCTTCAAGCTCTACGACGCCGTGGTCGGTCATTCCTATGTGCCGGACATGGTGACGGAGGTTGGTCAGTGGATGGCCAAGCTCGACGACAACATGGTCAAGCCCGCCGTCCGCGCCACCCGAACGGCAGCAGAGGCCTTTGAGGAGATGCAGCAGCGGGTGCAGCGGGCCATGGGCGCGCTCATGACCGACAGGGAGCGGCTTGACCTCGACTTCCGCACGGACACCAAGGAACTGAACGCTCTTCTCGCGGCCGGTCCGCGCAAGGGCGGGATCGACCAGAAGCAGTTCGATGAGCTGAAAGCGCGTCTCGACGCCGCGTATCGTCGCAACAGCGCCGGTCTGGACGCCAAAGACCTGACGCTTCCCTCGGCGCCGGACCTCACGTCCGTGGATCGCTTGCCCGGCGTCCAGGCTATCAATGACACCTGGGAGCGCATCCAGCAGCAAATCCACGATAGCCGGGAGCGGTTCGCAGAGTCCTTTGAATACGGGATCAACGCCGCCCTGCGCGGCGACTGGCAGGGCGTGCTCCAGGCTCTCTTCGGCGATGTGATGCGTAAGGGCCTGCTGGATATAGGGCGCAGCCTGTTCGACAGCTTCTCGCGCTCTAGCGGCGCAGGCGGCGGCCTCGGAGGCATCTTGTCATCCGCCATGAAGTTCCTCCCGGGCTTCGCACGTGGCGGGTCTTTCCAGGTCGGCGGTTCTGGGACGGTGGACTCCAAGCTGGTCGCCTTCCGGGCCACCCCCGGCGAGCGCGTGGATGTCTCGACTGTGCGACAGCAGCGCCAAGGAGGCGGCGCCAGCGTGGTGCACGTCGCGCCCTCTCCGTATTTCGACGTTCGAGTCGAAGAGTTGGCCGCGCCCTTGGCTGCCCAGGCGGGAATGGCGGCTGTCGAGTTCGGTCAAAAGCAACAGGCGTCGATCAGGCATCGCCAGCGCCAAAACCTCATTTACGGGAGGTAGCGCGGCAATGTCAGGCTCCAACCACGTCACGCTTGAGGAGGCCAAAGTCCACCTCGGCATCCTCAACGACCATCAGGACAGTCTAGTGCAGACGATGCTGCAGGCGGCGCATGACGCCTGCCTGCGCTTCATCGGCTCAGACGGTCAGCCCGACCCGCTGCCCCCGATATTCGGTCAGGCGGTGAAGATGACGCTGGCCGCCCTGTACGAGGGTCGAGAAGGCGCCACCGTACCTGAGGAGGCCCAGGCGCTGTTGAGCGACCTGCGGCCCTGGGTGTTCGGATGAAGCTGGGCAGGCTCGACACCTACATCCAGATCGTCATGGACGGCGTAGTCGGCAAGACGCCGCTCAATGAGAAGATCATGGGCGAAATCCCGGTCGCCTTCGCTATGGCGGATCGCATCCAGGTCAGCGGGCGCGAGTTCCTGGCCGGGGACGCCATCCAGAACGATCAGCGCGTGGTCTTCCGGCTTCACTGGATACCCGGCCTGACGACCAAGCACCGCGTCCTGTGTGACGGCCGCACCTACAATATCCACGAAGTGCGCCCGCTCGGCCGCGCCCGACACATGGAACTGCACACCGTGTCGAGGGCGCCATGAGGGTGAAGATTGCAGGGCTGCGCGACCTGGACCGCGCCATGAGCGAGCTGAAGGCGACCACGGCCCGCAACGTCGCGCGCCGGAGCTTCAAGCAGGTTCTGGAGCCGATGGCCGAAGAGGCCCGCTCGGGCGTGGCTGAGGACTGGAGCGGTGAACTGCGCGCCAGCATCGGCGTCTCATCGGCCCAGCCGAAGGGCCGATACAAGCGCCTGAACAAGATCGAGGTCCACATGGGGCCGGGGCGGCAGCCGCAGGGCATCCAGGAAGAGTTCGGAAACCGACGCCAGTCGCCGCGCCCGTTCATGGGGCCGGCCTGGGATCATGGGAAGGAGGGTGCGCTCGATGCCACCGCCAAAATCCTCGCCGAGGAAGTCCAGAAGTCAGCCCAGCGCGCGGCCCGCAAGGCAGCCCGCCAGGCGCGAAAGTTGGGGGCCTGAGATGGAAGAGACCTTCATCAACCTGCTGCTGAACAACGCCACTGTCAGCGCCATGGTCGGAGACCGGATTAACTGGTCAGCCCTACCGGGCGAAGCCCTGCCCGCCATCACCCTGCATCGTACGGGCGGGCGCCGTGACGCCACCCTTCAGGGGCGCTCAGGGCTCGTGAGCAGCAGCGTCCAGATCGATGTCTGGGGCTCGACCTACGGCCAGGCCAAGCAACTGGCGCGCGCCGTGGTGGCGGCCCTGCCTCAGATGCGGACCTCAGGCGAAGGCGTCGTCCTGCAGGGCGTCTTTATCGACTCAGAGAGCGACAGCTTCGAGGGCGAAGACCCGACGCCGCTCTACCGCACCCGCTTCAAAACCTCAGTCTGGCACAAGGAGATCCAGCCATGACGACCGCCGCCAGCATCGGCAACGGTGCTCAATTCCAAATCAAGGGCACCGCCCCTACTGAATACGTCACGATCGCTGAGGTGTTCGACATCACCCCGCCGAACGAGACGACGGACGTGATCGACGCTTCGCACTTCGGCAGCCCGAACCGCGAGTTCATTATGGGCATGACCGACCCCGGCGAAGCCTCGTTCGAGATGAACTTCGTCCCCGGCTCCGCGAGCGAAAAGCTCTTGCTGGACGCCAAGGCTACGCGCCTGTCCACGAGCTATCGGATCGTCTTCCCGAACAACCACACCTGGACGTTCGACGGGCTGCTGACCGGCTACGAGCCCGCCATGCCGAACGACGACAAGATGACCGCTACGGTGACGATCAAGGTCACGGGCGCCGTTGTCCGCGCTGCGGGGCAATAAGCCATGAGCAACCCCCTGAAGGGCGACATCACCTTCACCGCAGACGGTGAAAACTACTCCCTGGCGTTCACCATCAACTCCCTGTGTGCGCTGGAGGAGAGGCTGGGCATCGGGGTGTCCGAGATCGGTGAGAAGCTCGGCGGCAAGGTCAGCATTGGTACGCTGAGGGCTGTCTTCTGGGCCGGGCTGCTGGCCCACCACGACCTGTCCGAAGAGGCGGCTGGCGACATCATCACATCGCTGGGGGCGGCGCGTGCCGGGGAGCTGATCGGCCAGGGCTTTGCGGCGGCCTTCCCGGAGGCTGGCAAGTCCACCGGCCGCCCTCGGAAGGCGGCGGCTGGGACTGGCGGGCACTCCTGATCACATGGTGTGAAATGGGAGAGACGCCGGACAGCTTCTTCGCAATGACGCCGCGGCTGATGTCGCTGGTGGCGGAGGGGCGCGCCCGGCGTCAACAAGCCATGTTCGAACGTCTGGCCTGGGCAGCTCACCAGAACGCCGCCCTGTGTCTGGCCGACCCGAAGAAGTTCCCGACCCTCGCCAACTTCCTGCGGCCCATGCAGCCGAAGGCCCCGAAACGAGAGCGGGCGTCGTTGGATGTTCTGGAAAGCACCATGGCCCAATGGGCGGCTGCAATGGATCGGAGGCTTCAACATGAAGGGAGGTAAGCCCGACCTGCGAGCCGATGCGAACCCTCTCCTCGGGACGCCGAAAGCTCCTGCCTGGATGAACGGGGCGGCGAAGGCCGAATGGGACCGAGTGGCGCCGGTCCTGACGGAGCGGAAGATACTGACCGACGCGGACTTGGGCGGGCTGGAGAACTACTGTCTGGCCATCGGACAGGTGCGCGACTGTCAGACCACCCTAGCCGCCCTTCCGAGCCCCTTCTTCACGGCCGACAACGGCGCGCCCAGGCCGCACCCGGCCATCCGGGTGATGCACGCCGCCATGACCCTGGCCCGCCAGCTGGCCGCCGAGTTGGGGCTGACGCCTGTGTCGCGGTCGCGCCCAGCCATCCGTGACGATGAAGACCAGGACGGGGGCTTTGATGGGCTGGTGGACTGATGACACGCCGCTGCCCGATCCCCACGGCAAGGGCGCCAGGGCGGTGAAGTTCATCGAGCTGCTGAAGCTGCATGAGGGGCGCCTGGCCGGCCAGCGGTTCAAGCTGGCCAAATGGCAGCGCCGTATCGTCCAGCGCATCTACGGCGACACGGACGACAACGGGCTTCGCAAGGTCCGCACCGTGTTCATCCTGCTGCCGCGAGGGAATGGGAAGACGACCCTGTGCGCCGGTCTGGGCCTGCTGCATCTGGTGGGGCCGGAGCGTGAGCCGGGCGGGCAGGTGATCGTCGCCGCCTCGGACCGCGAGCAGGCCTCTATCGCTTTCCGGGCGGCCTCAGGAATGATCGCTCAGGAGCGGGCGCTGAAGACCCGCACCAAGGTTCTGCCCAGCTACAAGTCGATCCAGCACGCCGGATCGCGCTCGGAGATGCGGGCCATCTCGCACGAGGCTTACACCAAGCACGGCATGTCCATCTCCTGCCTGATCGCGGACGAAGTTCACGCCTGGCCGAAGCGCGAAATGTGGGACGTGCTGCGCGGCTCCATGGGCAAGCGTGAAGAGCCCCTGACCATCGTCATCACCACGGCCGGCAGCGGCGTCGATAACCTGGCGCACGGCCTTTACGACTACGCCAAGAAGGTCGCGGACGGCACCGTGGTCGATGAGACCTTCCTGCCTATCATCTTTGAGGCTGACAAGGACGCGGACTGGTTGGACGAGGATGTCTGGCGAGCCGTGAACCCGGCCATTGCTTCCGGCTTCCGTCGCATCGAGGAGATGCGGGAGAGCGCCCGGCAGGCCCAGGAGATGCCCGCCGAGCGGGAGGCCTTCAAGCGTTACTATCTCAACATGTGGAGCGACGGCGCCCCTGACCCGTGGCTGGACATGGATGTCTATGACCGGGGCGGGGAGCCGATCGATGAAGCCGCCCTGCTGGGACAAGCCTGCTGGCTGGGCGTTGACCTGTCCTCGACGCAGGACCTGACGGCCGTGGTTGCGGCGTTCCGGGACGATGATGGCGGCTACACCCTGCTGCCTCACTTCTTCTGCCCCGAGGACAACCTCGCCAAGCGCCAGGAGCGGGACCAGGTGCCCTATGTCCGCTGGGCCGAGGAAGGCTTCCTGACCGCCACGCCGGGGAACGTCGTGGACTACGGCTATGTCGAGGAGGTCATCGCAGACCTCATGACGAAATACCTGGTGCAGGAGCTGGCCATCGACCCGGCCATGAGCGCGGGGATCGTGCCCCGCCTGCAGGACCTGGGCGTGAACGTCATCCTGTTCCGCCAGGGCTGGCTGAGCATGACGCCGGCCATCAAGGAGACCGAGCGCGCCCTTCTGTCAGGCAAGGTGCGCCACGGCGGTCACCCCGTGCTCCGCTGGAACTTCAACAACGCCGTCATCGACCCCGGCCCCATGGGCGATACGGCACGTTTCACCAAGGCCAAGTCCGCCGAGAAGATCGACGGAGCCGTAGCGGCCGCCATGGCCATCGCACGCGCCCAGGCCTCTGACGCCGGGGCATCCATCTTCGAGTCCGATTGGGTCGAGGAAATCCACTTTGCATAGAAAAGGAAACGCCATGACCATCACCGTTCAGTCTGTCGCCCGGGTGGAGCGCGAGCCCAATGCCAAGGGGGTGAAACACCTGGCCTACTGCACGCTTCAGCTCGGCTCCCTTCTTACGCTCCAAGGGTGCCTGCTGGTCCAACATCCGAAGTTCGGCCGGGTGATCTGGGCGCCATCGCTGGCCAACTCCCCGAACGACTGGAAGACGGGCGTCAAGCTGGGCGATGACCTGCGCAAGGCCTGCGCCGAAGCGGCCAGCGCTGCCTACGATGCTCTGGAGAGCGCCGGAGCCCAGCCGCAAGCGCCACTGTCTGCAGCTGTCGCTCTGGTGCGTGAGATCGAGCAGAGGGGGGAGTAGGATTGGGAAGCCAATCCAGTCTTGGATCGGCTCACTGGCCCGCGTGCAGCCGCTCCATGATGGTGCGGCTGATGATGCCCGGCTCGGCAACTTCGGCGTCGCGGATCTGGCGGGCTTCGTGGATGTCTTTGCGCGACAGGCCGAGATCGGCGGCAGTAGGGGCAAGGTTCCGGTCGGGAACGTTGGACCGCTCGCCGGTTCGGACACAGTGCCGGTTTCGCGCTGCTGTCGCTCAGCCTAAATAGGCTCGATCGGACCCGCGAGCAGGAAGTCGCTATCCTCAGCCATGGGGCGCCATTGAGTCACGATGATCGGGGCGCGCTGTCCGTGAGCCATCTCTAGGGTCGCGCGGCTCGCGGTGAAGGCAGCAGCCACGCCCTTGCTATCATTTCCAAGCGTGCCCCGGCCGTCGATCAAGCCCTGCCTCATAAAGGTCCGGAAGTGATAGCGGACAGGAAAACGTTCCTGGCCCACAACAAGGGTGCCTTCGCCCCTATACGTCTTTTCGACCATGATCTCTCCTTATGGGCTGGGACGTTGAAAGCCGTAAAGGGGGCGGTCAAGCTGGATCTTATCAGCTAGTCCCCTGAGCGGTCATCTGCTTCGAATAGTCGGGGACGGCAGGGGGAGCGTCATCTCCGTCGCAAAGCGTTGCGAGAAGGCCGATCCTGTCATTTGCCTCGAACCGTAGGATTGTGGCGTCGGGCAACAGGGCGATGCCGAACCGCTGCCAGCCGCTGAAGCCGCCGATGCGGTTTCGCCCGTTCACGTAGCCGCACACGCGGTGCTCATTCGCCCGCACGTCGCGGAAGCGGGCGTTGGGGTAATCGATCAACTCGGCGTCAAGGGCGCGACGAGCGCGAGCAAAGGTCTGATCCGTGGGTGGAGCCGGAGGCGAAGCGCTGCTGACCTGAAGGGCCAAAACTACCGTAAGTGCGAGCATTCAACGTCCCTCCGCGCGGTCTTCAGGCTTAACTTGGAACGCAGATATGACAAAGCCCCCGGCCTTGCGGCGCAGGGGCTTGGTATGTCATCGTGTCCGTGGGGTGTAGCAACCCGGACTAGTGATACGGCGAGAAGACCGTTTGGCGACGGTTCTTGCCGAGCAGGCAAGCCCTTTGGCGAGGGCGAACCTGATGCGGTGGCGCTTGGCGGCGCGACCGACCTTGGCTTTATGGCCGGGGGCGGTGCGCCATGTCCAGAGGGGAAACCCTTAAAAGCGCATCGAGCCGTCTCACTAGCGGTTTGCTAACCCCCGGCTGACAGGCCCGCTGCCTGTCGCGGCTTTAGCAGGCCGAACTAGTGAGCAACGAACAAATGACCCACGCTATTGCCCTAACGGGCGAATGGGAGGGCCTGAGAGCCTTCCCGCGAGCATCGCGCCCCCCAAGCACCGAGTTCAACCGCAAGCGGCTTCAGTTAGGCCTAGAGCGCCTTGAGAGCGTCTATGAGCGCATGGCTGCACGCGCCGCGCTCTTGCAACAGGGCATGGAGCGCCTGAACGGCTTACGCTCGGGCATGATCGACCAGCTGGACGCCATCGAGGGCGACCCGGACTTTGAGCCGTCGTTGGGCGGCCAGGAACTCCGCCACAATGAAAGCCAGGTTGCTTCTGCCTGTTTGGCCCCTCTGGACGGCGACGCCAGGGGTGATCTGGAAGAGGATAGCGACGACGAGCCGTCTCTATGTGGAGTGTCGGCGAACTGGAATCCCCACAGCGAAAGCAGCGACCGAGAGAGCGATCTTTCCTGGGGTGCTGACTACGCAATGGCCGACCAGACACGGCTCAGGGCCTCAGTCGAAGGTGATGACCATGAAGATATGGAGCCGAGCCTCGTCACGCTGATGACCACCCCGCTTGATCAAAGCGGCAGCAGATGGATCGGCAGCTTCGACGCTCGCGACCTAGAAGACGACGCCGATGACGAGCCGAGCCTGTGTGGCGTTCTCATGACCGCCACGGGCGGATGCGGGGTGTATCACGGAGGCGCGGTGCATCATGACCTTGAGAGGGACAACGCATGAGCGCGGCAAACGATAACGCCCCGCCTCTGACGGAGGCCCAGCGAGCGATGCTCGTTGAGGCGATCCTGGAAGAGTTCGATGTGCTGTGCCTGGGCATCCCGACGCCCGAGCGCATCGAGCGCGAAATCTACATCCGCACCATTCACTGATTAACCAGCCCCGGCCGACCTGATCGTCTGCCGGGGCGCTTTTAGACGGGAGACTGGCTTTGGCCACGGTCAGGAAAAGACGATGGGTCCACAAGGGCGTGGAAAAGGAGGCCTGGATTGTTGCCTACACCGACGACAAAGGCGGGCGCCGCATCAAGACCTTTGTGAAGAAGAAGGATGCCGACGCGTACCGCGTGAGGGTCGAGGGGGAGTTGGCTTTAGGCAGCCACACCGCGCGAGGGGATAGTATTTCTGTGAAGGAGGCAATCAGAGAGCATCTTCTCCAGCGGGAGGGTATGCACCGACTGGGTGACATCACAGGGAACACACTTAAGGGGGACCGATATCACCTCAGCCTGGTCGAGCGACATCTTGGCAAAGAGGTGCTGTCCGAAATCACCGACGACCAAGTGCAGGAACTAGCGGACGGGCTGAGGCGGAAATATAGCGCGAGAACTGTTATCTCCGCTCACAACGCTCTCGGCGCTGTGATGGCTATGGGATTGCGTCGCGGTTGGTTGAAGCGGAATGTCGTGAAGACAGGTTCCTTCCGTCTGCCGAAGAAGCCCAAACGATCAGCCATTCCATCAAAAGAGGACATCAGGACACTGTTGAGTATCACGGCTCGACGGCTTCCGAACGAGCAGTATCTCCCATTCTTGAACCGACGCCTCATTCTCACTCTTGGCGTATTCGCCGGACTTCGGCCTGGCGAGATGTGCGGGCTGCATTGGGAGGACATTTGCTTCGATAAGAAGGTCATCTCGATCTGTCGGAGCTACAGTCGCGTCGATGGCCTGAAAGCGCCTAAAAGTCAGGCGGGCTTCCGAGATGTGCCGCTCACTCCGCCCGTCGAGGACGCGCTACTGGCGCTCACGCGTCATCACAGCCTCCTCAAGCGAAAGGAGCGTGTGCGCCAGATCAAAAGTGAGGATCGGCATGACCTACAACGGAAACGCTGCCAGCGCCGCGCGAGGGAGGGCAAGCTGGACGAGATGGCCGAAATGAAAGGCTACGTGCTGCAGCCAAAGGAAGGGGTGCCGTACAGGGCGTCGCTGGATCACCCTTGGCGTGGCCTGATGCAACGAGCGGGACTTTGCGACCCCCAAACAGGACGCCCGAACTTCTCTCCGCACGCACTTCGACATGCCGCCGTCAGCTTGCTCATTGAGGCAGAACTGCCCGCAATGAACCTAGCCGCAATGATCGGGCACAAGTCGGTCTCTACGACGTACGATATCTACGGGCACCTTTTCCCCGATGACACGCGGGCTGCAAGCGCGGCCAACACCATTGCGGGAGCCTTCTACGCGACAAGCGCGCAACATGGTCAAACAAGCCATTGATTTGTAAGGCCGTCGAACCGTTCCACAACCGCCCCGGTGACCTCGTAGTCACCGGCGGCAAGTGCGACGTGGCCCGCGTCACCGGCCCGGTCCAATCCCCGACCACGGACGAGGCCTACACAGGCCGCCGCGTCACGATCCGACTGGATCTGGTCAACACCTGAACCCCGGCCCAGCCGGTCATCCCCAACGCGCCCAGGGCAGGCTGTGCGCGGCCTTTTCCATGCCTGCAAAGGAGCTGAGCAATGGCAACTCTCGTCCAAGGCGCTGTGAAGGTCGAACTCGATACTTCGGCAACTGAGACCCCAAACTGGACCGTCATCCCCGGCGTGACCACGGCCTCGTACACTGGCGGCACGCCGCGCGAGACCGACGCCACCGACTTCGACACGCCGGTTGGCGAGACGGAAACGCTGTACGGCGCCCGCACCAACCCGCCGCTGACCTTCCAGATGCACCTCCAGCCGGGCGATGCGACGCAGGAACTGCTGTTCACGGCCTACGCCTCGGCTGAAGACGTGAGGGTTCGCCTGAAGGGGCTGACCAAGGCCACCGTGTTCGTCGGCCGTGTCGTCATCGGCGAGAGCCACAGCGTCGACGGCAAGATGATGAGCGACGTATCGATCATGCCGAAGGCGGCGCCGGTTCGTGGGACGGCTGCCTGATGATAGATGACCGCCGTGGGGTCGTAGAGCTGCCGCTGGGCGACCGAACGATCCCCCTTCGGTTCACTTGGCGGGCGATTGACCAACTCGGCCGCGTCGGGGTCATTGAGACGCTCGACGCGGCCGCGTCTGGCAAGCCGGGGGACATGGAGGCACTGGCCCGCCTGATCGTCGTGGCCAGTGCCGGCCAGGTCCGTGAGGAAGAGCTGCTCGACGGCTTCGGTCTTCCGGCCGCTGAGGCCTACCTCGCCGTCCTGAAAGCGTGGGCCTTGGCTTCTCGCCGGCCGTCTGGGGTTGAGCGTGCCGTAAACCCTCTGATCCGCCTCTGGACGTCGTTGAAGACGCTTTGGAGGCGGCTTTTTCGGTCGGTCTGACCGAGGCTGAGTTCTGGGACCAGACGCCCTACCTGACCCATCTCGCCATTCGGTCGCGGGGCCGCCGGGCCATTGAAATGGCCACAGCCCATGGATGGATGAGCGAGCGATTTGCTCGAGAACCGCGTCTATCAGGGCTGCCCTACTACCTGGAGGATCGCGACGTGGAGGTCGCAGACGCGGGCGACGCGCTTATTGCCAGCTTCGCGATGATGCATGGCCTTGGAGTTGATGAGGCCCCCGACGCCGAATAGGGTCCAGCGAGCGGAGGGTGAGTCATGAAGCGATTGTTGATGCTGGTGGCCGTAGGGGTTGCTCTGGCAGGCTGCGGAGAACCATCGCCCGAGCAGTTGGCTGAGAAAGCGGCCGAAGAAGCCCGAATGGCTGACGAGGTGCGCAAGTACGACGCCGAAGACTCCGTTCGAGCGGTGTTGACCGATCCGGAGAGCGCCCGCTTCTCTCGGCTTTTCGTATCGCGCCAGAGCGGACTGCCCGTCGTCTGCGGAATGGTGAACGCGAAAAACCGCTTTGGAGGCTACGTCGGCGACCGCCCCTTCTATTCGGTAGGCAGGGTCGCCGAGATCGGAACGCCTGAGAATTATGACCAGTTTCAAAAGGCTTGGTCGGAGCTGTGCAAAGCGAGTTAGCGAGGCGGTCCAGCCTTTTGTCGGCTGATCCGCACAGGCCGCCTCGATCCTAAACGCAAATCGACCAAGGCTCGCTCCGGCGGGCCTTTTTCTTTGGAGGCCGCATGGCTGAGGGCACCGTTGTTGGCAGCGCAGAGTTTGAACTGCGAGCGACGACCGACAAGCTGAAATCCGACCTCGCCCGCGCTGAGCGCGAGACCAAGGCTGAGATGAAGAAGGTCGAGGACGCCGCTCGCCACGCCCAGGCCGAACTGAAGCGCGCCTTCTCGGATGCTGGTCACAGCGAGTTCGAACGCTCCATGCGGATCATCCGCAACGCCTCGGACTACACCGAGGACGAGGTGCGCGCGGCGGCCGAGCGGGTAGCGAAGGACCTGAAAGGCCGATACCGCGACCTGGGCTCAGATATCGGCCGGACCTTCGCGGGCATCTCGCGATCCGCCCAACTCGCCTTCGCGGCGATCACAGCCTATTCGCTGAAACTCGCGGCTGACGCTGAAGAGATCGAAGCGTCGTTCGATATGGCATTTGCCACTGGAGCGCGGGGCGCCCGTAACTTCTCCGAAGCCCTAGCTGACGCCTCTGGTCGCGACGCCGTGGCGCTGCGAGAGCAGATGACGAAGCTCCAACTGGTTCTGACCGGGACCGGCGTTGCTGCTGAAACCGCGACGAAGATGGTCGAGGCGCTGGCGGCGCGCGGCGTTGACGCCGGGGCGATGTTCAACGTCTCAGACGCTGAGGCCCTACAGAAGATCGTGTCTGGCCTTACGGGCGAGACCGAGCCGCTCAAGGCCTTCGGCGTCGTAATCAACCAGGCGGCTGTCGAGGCTGAGCTTCTTCGCCTCGGCTTCAAGGGCAATGCGTCGGAAGCCGACGAGGCCGCCAAGTCCATCGCGCGGGCGAACCTCATCATCGAGAAGCTTGGGGTAGCGGAGGGGCGCGCAGCGTCAGAAGCGGATTCAGCCACCGGCAAGACCCGCGCAATGACGGCTGAGTTCAACAAGGCGGCCCGGTCGCTCGGGCAGGAACTTCTCCCCGCCATGACCCAGGTGTTCGGCGCGGCCACCAACGTCCTGAAGGCCTTCAACGACCTGCCCGGCGGGGTTCAGGTCGCAGGCCTAGCCTTCCTGGGGTTGATCGCGGCTGGCGGGCCTATCGCTGGGCTGCTCGCAGGGCTTGGAAAGATCATCAAGCTCGCGAACGACACTCGGCTCGCGCTGGCGGGGCTCACAGTCGCGGGCGGCGCGAAGGGTGGCGCCATCTTGCCAGTGGCCGGTTCGGCTGCCGTAGGCGCTGGCCTGCTGGTCAGCCAAGGGTCGTTCGCGCCCGCCCCTACGCGCGACGAAGCGGCGGTCCAGCGCGATCTTGCGTTCAACCGGAGCAACCTCGCCCGCCTAGAGCAGGAAGGCGCTGCGGCGAACCGTCGACAAAGGGTCGAGCGCCGCATTGCATCGAACCTGGCGGAACTGTCTCGCATTCAGAAGGCCAGTGATGCGGCGGCTACTCCGTCGCCGGAAATCGACACTTCGGTGCCGGGCGGCTTCAGCCTGCCGCCTGGATTGCAGCAGCCCAGGGGGAAGAACGGTACCGCCGGGAGTCGCAGCGGTCGCGGCCGCACCGGCCCCACCGAAGCCGACATCGCCGCCATGCGCGAGGCGCTCGACCTGCAGAACGCGCTCGACCTCGCCCGAGCCAGCGGCAACAGTGCCCAGATCAAGGCGCTGGAGCGTAAGCAGGAACTGGCGCGACTGACGGCCGACTTCGAGCGAGCCGGATATGAGGACGCCGCCACCAAGGCGCAGGACCACCTGAAGGCCCTGGACGCGGTTCGTGAACGCTCCGAACAGATCGCTGATTGGGAAAAGAAGAGCATCGCTTTCTGGGAGGAGCTTGGCGAAAGCGTCCGTCGCCAGAACGACCTCCTCCTCGACCGCCTGGGCTTCGAAGCCGAGATCGCCCGACTGGAAGGCGACCCCGACCGCATCAAGGAGCGGGAGCGCGAACTCTGGATCGAACAGCGGATCAACGACCTGCTGTCGCTGCGGCCCGAACTGACGGCGGAGGCGCGCCGCGCCCAAGCCGAAAACGAATGGCAACGCCTGGACACGGCCGACCAGACAGGCCGGATGCGTGACGAGTTCCGCTACGCCTTCACCGACGGGATCAAGGCCGCCATCGACGGCGACCTCGGCGGCTTCTTCGACAATCTGGCCGACCGCTTCACGACGCGGATGCTCGACAATCTCGCGGACGATCTGTTCGACCTCCTGACCGACGCGGCCAAGGGTCTCGGCAAGGAAGGCGGCGGCTTCTGGTCGTCCATCGCCAGCGGCATCGGCTCCATGTTCGGCTTCGGCGGAGGCAGGGCGACCGGCGGCGCCATGTCCGGCGGCAACTGGTATCGCGTCGGTGAGCATGGCCCCGAGGACATCCTCATGCCGCGAAACGGGTTCGCGATGCCGTTGGGGGCTCTGGCTTCAGGCGGGAGCGGCCAGGCTCAAGTCCAGCGCGTCCAGCACGAGGTCATCGTCAGGCCGGAGCGGGACAGCTTCATTACTCTGGCTTCGGATGCGGCCGTGCCCGTTGCCGCCCAAGCCGCCATGGGTGCGGTGAAGGTCGTTCAGCATCAGGTCGAGTCCCAGCAGCGCCGCTCACGTCAGAGGCTCGCCTGATGGCCATTACTCTCCCTCTCAGCCCTGCGCCCAGGGGCATTACGCCCCGGCTGCTGTCCAAGCGCCTTGATCAGGAGCCGACTTTCGGCGGCAGCGTCAGCCGGGTTCGTCGCCTGGGCTCCAAGTGGTCCTTCGACGTCGAGCTTCCGCCGATGATGTACGTGGACGCGATGGCCTGGGTCGCGGCCCTGTCGAGCGCTGAGGCCGACACGGTGCTGCTGAACCTACCGCAGCCCGGCTTCGCGACCGGCAATCCCGGCAATCCGTTGGTCAATGGCGCCGGCCAACTTGGCTCGCTGCTGAACCTGGACGGCTTCTCGCCCTATACCGCCAAGGCCGGGCAGTTGTTCAGCCTGATCATGGGCGGGCGCCGCTACGTCCACCAGGTCGCCGAGGACAAGACGGCCGCATCGGGCGCGATGGCCGGTCTGAAAATCAATCCGATGCTTCGCCGGTCGCCTGCCGACAACACCGTCGCCGAGTTCGCCCAGCCTAAGGTCGAGGGCTTTCTCAGTGGTCGAGAAACCACCTGGACCGTCGATGTGGCCCGCACCGTGGGCCTGAGCTTCACCATCACCGAACGAGAGTAACCCATGGCCATGAATGCGGCTCTGGAAGCTGCGCTGAAAAGCGCGGCTCCTTTGGTGTGCCTGCTGCTCCAGATCGAACTCCCGGACCACACCATCCGGATCATCGATGGGGTGGGGCAGGTCGTCTTCAATGGCCACACCTTCAACAGCAAGGACCCGATCTACGGCACGCTCAGCGCCGTGGAGGACACCAGCGAGCAGATCGGCGTCGAGGCTCCGAAGATGCGCATGGTGCTCCTGCCGGAGTCTGAAGCGGCGATGGCGAAGCTCGTCCACCCGACCGCTCAGGGCTCGCCCGTTTCCCTGTGGTTCGGTGCGATCGATCAGATCACCGGCCACCTGATCGGAGAGCCGGAATTGGTCTTCGCGGGGGAACTGGACACGGCGGATATCGACGCGAGCGAAGAGACGACCGTCATCTGGTTTGAGGTGTCGTCGATCTGGGAGCGCCTGTTCGACGACAACGAAGGCCACCGCTGGAACGACGCCTTCTGGACCCACCTCTACGGCTCCAACGCCCGCGCGTTCCAGCACGTCACCAACGCCGGCAAGAAGCTGTTCTGGGGCTACAACGGCCCTTCGTCCGGTTCGGGCGGGTCATACGGCGGCGGCAACGGCTCTATCGGCGGCGGGCCGGGCTCTGGTTTCGAGCAGGCTGTCAAATGACAGAACTGGAAGTGCGCGTGGCTGCGACTGAAGCCACCTTCGGCCGGTTCCATGGGCAGCTTTTGGTCCTGGGGAAGACGGACTGCGCCCGCATGGTGGCCTTCCACCTGAAGCAGTTGGGCTTCAAGGCCTCGCTGCTGAAAGCAGGCTCATATTCTACGCCGGTGGGCGCCCGCCGCGCGTTGAAGGCGATGGGCGTCTCTTCGCTCGCCGAGATCATGGACAAGCATTTCCCGCGCATCGCACCGGCCGAAGCGCGGACGGGCGATGTGCTCTGCGGGCCATCCGAGGACGGCATGGGCGACGCCATGGCGATCCGTCTGCATCGCGAAAACGCCTTGGCCTTCCTGAACGGCGTCTGCGGCGAAGTCGTCATCTCTGAGTACGTGGCCGCCTGGAGGGTCGTGTAATGCCTCAACTGGCTGGCGCTGCTGCTGCATGGGCCGTTACTGCCTGGACCTCGGCAGTCACGGTCGTGAACACGGCTATGGTGGCGGCCGCTGGCGCAGCACTGCCGGGTCTGTCGTTCAGCGCCCAGCTCGCCGTGGCGAACTTCGCGACCAAGGCCGTCGTTTTCGGCGGGCTGGCCGCGGCCTCGGCCGCCCTGATGCGCCCGAACATCCCGTCGTCCGGCACGTCGCTAGACTTCAAGCCCGACCCCAAGGCACCAGTCCGCGGCGCCATGGGCTACACCGCGCTGGGCGGCAACAAGGTCTTCCAGGCGACCTGGGGCTACAAGAACGTCGCGCTGTCGCTGGGGATCGCCCTGTCGCTGGGACCGATCGATCAGGTTCCTCGCTTCGAGGCGGACGGGACGACCGTCAGCTTCAGCGGGCCTCAGAATGAGGCGACCGGCTTCTACGCCGCCGACATGTGGCAGCGGACGACGCTGGGCTTGCCCGGCGATGCGGCGCTGCTGCCGCCGACCGGCCTGAAGTACGGTAATCCCGGCCTGACCGGCTGGGGCACGCAGCACGCCGCGCCGCAGACCGCTTTCTCCTTCTGGACGATGGTGCTGGCGAAGAACCCGGAGGATCGGGACGTCTTCACCAACGGCGTGCCCGATCCGCGTTGGATCGGCCGCTGGATGAAGCTGTGGGACCCGCGCAAGGACTCGACTTATCCGGGCGGCAGCGGCTCGCAGCGTCGCGACGACTGGCGCACCTGGGGCTGGTCCGAGAACCCCTATGTCCATGCCCTAGCGTGGGTGCGCGGCCACTACAGGCTGAACCTCGACGGCACCATCGACCGCAGCAAGCGGATCGCAGGCGTAGGGGCACCGGATGCCGCCGTTGACATCCCCGCCTTCGTGGAGGGAATGAACGTCGCGGACGCGAACGCATGGACGATCTCGGGCGAATGGTCGACTTCGGACGGCAAGTTCCAGACCCTGCTGGCCATGCTTCAGGCCGGCGGCGGCGAGCCGATCAGCCGCGGCGCGCAGATCAGCGTCATGGTCAACGCCCCGCGCGTCGCGACCTACACCTACACGCGGGACGACCTGATCGGGCAGGCAGAGATCCGGCCGCTGACGCCGCGCCGCGAGCGCAAGAACACCATCGTCCCGCGCTACAAGTCGGAGGCGAACGGCTGGCAGTACGTCCCGGCCGGCGAGGTCACGTCTTCCGTCTACCGCGACGAAGACCGGGGCGAGCCGCGGTCGCTGGAGATCGAGTACACCCACGTTCGCAACGCCAAGCAGGCGGGCCAACTGGCCGCCTATGACCTGGCCAACCTGCGCGAGGGCCTGACGGCGACCCTGCCGTCCAAGGTCCACCTTATGCACGTCCATCCGGGCGCCTGCATCACTGTGGACGTGCCGGAGCTGGCGCTGGCCGGACAGAAGTTCATCGTCCGCCGCGCCACGACGAACCATCAGGCGGCGAGCGTGACGCTGGAGCTGCGCTCGGAGAGTGACGGCAAGCACGCATGGGCGCTGGGCCAGGCTGCGCAACCGGCGCCGTCGCCCAGCCTGTCGGCTG